AGTTCTTCATATACTGCTCTATTTGTTAGATAACGTTCATCATAGTTGAAGACATTAACGCCATCAAATCCGCCTTGTAGATATATTGTAAACTTTGCAAGTTGACGTACATTGAACAAAGCCAAATCTGCTACTGACAAACCTCTTGTTTGATTAACAGTATCTGGGGTGATGTTTCCGCCACGAACATATCTCCAGTTGATTAGAGCATCTTGATTTGTATCTGGTTGTGATGTTGCTATTGAAGCACCAGCATATTGAACCAAAACGTTTTCAAGAGAGAATGCATTGTTGTTAAATCTGTCTGCATCAATTATACCATTTGCAGCAGTATCCAATGTTCCTTCGTTATCCATTACAACCACATTTTGCCAATCAAGTTGGAAATCTGGGAAGTAGGATGCGAAGCTTGCGATTGATGATTCGAATAGAAGGGCGCTCTTATTTGGTTCTAGAGCTGATGTTTTACGGCTCGTTTGAACACCCCAGTACAATCCTCTATCTGCTGTTTGATTTGGAGCTATTCCATTTGTAAGGTTTTCACGGAATGGAACTGGCATTTGAACAGTATTCTGGAATGGATTTGCTACGTCTAATGTTGCAGTATCATTAAATGCTGCAAGTGGTGCAGAACCAGAAGTCATTAAGTGGGCTGGTCCACGGAATCCCATTGGTAGAGCACTTGGATCTACATCTTGTGAATCTACAGAATCAGCTACTTCTACACGAATATATTTTGAGTTATTTGGATAGTTTCCTACTGTAATAAGCTTTGAAGAACCCTCTTCAGCATCGAAATTATAGAAGGTATTATAATCACCGATAACACGTGCAATATAGTTTGGTGAGGTTGGATCTAATGTCAAACCAACATATTTCTCTAGAACTATTTTAGATTTGTCGCTGTCGTTGAAATCTCTTACAAGAAGATCGAACTTACCATATAGATAAACATCAGAAAGACTTGGAGTAATTCCTTCAATAGAGATTTTAACTTTTGTATTTGCGTAAATACCATCATCTAGAGAATGAATACGGAAGAGGTTAACTGGCTTGCCGCCGAACTTTTGAGATGTAATCCATGGGCTCTTTGGTGTGCGATAACGATCTTCGAAGTTTTCGTAGTTAGGAGCAGTCAAAGAACCGCTATTTCTTGCTTGTGATCCAGTAATAAGGAATGCAACGTTTTCAAATCCATCAGCTCTTAGAGCGTCAACTGCTGCTACTCCATCTTTAATGAAGCCTGAACCTGTAGCTACTGCAAATGTTGGGTGGATAACCCAATCTGTTTGAAGAACATATCCAGCTTGTTCAAGTTTAAGTGGATCTCTATTAAAGATTAATCCAAAGTAGTTTGGAGCTTCTACGTCAAAAGATGCTGTTATAACGGTTGGGTAAGATGGGTCTGTGTTTGTAAGACCGTTAACCAACATAACGAACTCTTGTAAACCACCATTTAGATTAACTGAACCGGTTACGGCGCCACCAGGAGTTGTTGTGTCTGTATCAACAGCATTTGTTGGAGTAAGTGAAGATGATAAAGTAAGTAATGTTCCGGAAGCGGCAAATAGAATACCACGTACTACAGGAACAGCAGCAGAAGCTAATCCGGCATCTGTGAATACTGAAGAACTTACGATTGTACTAGAACCTGACAATTCGTATTCACTCATTACAGCACCAAGGAAGTAGGTTCTTCCTGGTGCGTTTCCTATTGTAGCATATTGAGAAGCGGTTAACTCACCAGCAAATCCGTTCCAATATTGTGGTATTTGACCACCAACTACGAAACCAGCATTATTGACTCGACCTCTATTCAATCCGTTTGTTACTCTTTTATTTCCATCACCAGCACCAAGTACTCTTATGAAAGTTGCTGCTTGTGCATTTCGAAGCCATTCAGATACTGCAAGAGGACCATTGTACACATCATTTGAAGTTTCACCAAATGTTGCTTGAAAATCATTATAGGTTGCAACAGTTGTTGGAACGAATGCAGGACCAGCGATAGCCGTACCGATAACTCCGGCTGGTATACCGGTTGGTTGGATTGCTGTTGGACCAGTTAGGTTTATTACTCGTGCTGAAACGCCTGCTGATTTGAAGGATATTTGAGTCATTTTTTATTTGCCTTTTCTATTTGATTAGCTATTGTTTATAACTATTCTTATCAACCGAATTGCACACCTTCTCTTGTGATTATGAAATCTAGAGCGATGAATTCTACTGCCTTAACTGGAAGCAAGTAAATCTTTGCGTTCATTCTGTTGTTTTCACGATCAAGAGCTGTATTATTGGTTTCATCGCATACAACTTTGAACTGTCTCAAACCACCACGATTTTGAACTAGAGCTAGGATTGGGCTAACTCTGGAAACAAATTCCTGATAAAGAGCTGGTGTAAGCTGTTGCCAGATTATTCTGTTTCCAACATCGATTACTTGACGTTGTACGTCCATAACCATGCGCTGAACGTTGATGCTATCAAGAGATGTTTGCGCAGCATCAAGTGTCTTTTGTGCAAAGATTACGTAACCTTCATTTGGGAACTTAACTACTGGATTTACTCTTACAGCATATAGCTTCTCACGCTCTGCTTGATTAACTCTTGTTCTTGTTAGAGATACGAAGTTAAGAGCAGCACGATTGAAACCGGCTGGAGCAAACCATGGGTAAGCAACCTTATCATTGTATCCGATTGCAGCTAGAGCAGCTACTGTGGATGGTACAGTTACTTTCTTTCCGTTTGATGGATCATTCATAATGATATCAGGGAAATAAGATGCTACGTATGTGTTGTTAAGAGAGCGTGCATCAAAGTTATCTGCGGTTTGCTGTACATCGATATATGATGAAGTTCCAGAAACTTCGCCATCGAATATTCTTTCTCCAGCAGAGTTATAGTTTGGAATATCCATAAGATATAGAGCTAAACCAAATGTTGTTGCTGCATCAGAAGCATAATCAGTTACGAATGGCTCACGTTGACCTGGGATTGCCAATACGTTGATGTTTGAAGCAATTGAGTCAGTAATGATATCTGTTGCAACTCTGTAAGAGTTTATTTGATTATTTGCAATACCAATGCCGTTCTGATTGAAGTTAAATCCTGGGCTTGTATATACTCCGTTTGAGCCGCCGCCAGATTCGCTTGATGTAGAACGATCATCAAATCTATAAGCGTGCTTATCAAGAATATTTACACCATCAAATCCGCCATAGAATACAGTTGTAAACTTGGCAAAGTTATTATACTTGTTGAATGTTAATGGTTGTGGAATGTCTTGAATAAGAGTTGCAAGAGTAATGTCTCCATTAATAGCATATGTAGATGGATCTACAACGCCGTTACGGACGTACATTGCTTTTCTCATTTGTTTAGCAACTGTGCCAGTTAGATTATTGATATCGCTAACGCCGCTAATAGCAACTCGAGCTAATGTGAACTTGTTGTTATTGAAAGTATCTTTTGAAGAACCTGTGACTAGTACGTCAAGCTTTTCAATACCAGCAAACTTTGTCATTGAATAAACATAGTTGTTAATTTCGTTGTTGACGTTAACATTTTCTACGTTATTGTTGTTACGTTCAAACTTAACGCCCCAGTATAGACGGGCGTCGCTTATTTCAAGGGAGCCAGAGTTGCGTGTTACTTTGTAACGATATGGAACTGGTGGGACGATTGCTCCTTCACAGCCAAATGTATCAACTGATCCGCTGCCGCCAAGACGAAGCTCACCGGAAGAACCAGATATATCTGTAAAGGTTGGATTGGTATTAATAACGTCTATACCATGGAAACCGAATGGTAGAGCAGTTGGTGGAGTTTTCTTCTCTTCAACCATTTGATTCATTACTACACGAATGTAGTTGGAACGATTTGCATACTTGCCAGAACGAACAATGCGGCGGTCATCTGGATTTGCAACGTCAAAGTTGTAGTAGGCTTTTGCATCACCGATTACTTTGGCAACATAGTTGTCTGCTGCTGGGTCTAGAGACATATCATTGAACTGTTCGATAACTTTCATGTTAACGTCGTTATCGGTAAACTCTCTGACGATCAATGAGAATGTTCCATATGGATATGCTGGATTTGTTGAAGCCTGTAGATTGAGAACAGAGACTTTAACCTTATCATTTGCATATTGTCCATCATCGATTGTTTCGAGATGGAATAGATCATATTCTGTAGATCCGAAAGGTTGTGAAATAAATCCTGGTGTTCTTGGAGTTGTATAACGTGTGTCAAAACGACCAAAAAGCTCTAGGAACGGAGTGGTATCTAGTCCTGATGTTGCAGATGTGTTTTCTGAACCGGAAGCGATTAATACGCCGGATACGGTATTTTGAACAACTGTTGCAACTTCATCATCTACTGCGAAATCTGCATATAAGAAATGTTGTTCTTGTTCGAACTTTGATGGGTCTGTGTTAAGAAGCTTTGCATAGTACAAATCAGATGTTGGATTAAATGATGCAGATAGTATTTTGATACCAACCAAACCATCAGCAGTTCCAAATGTTGCACCAAGAGAAGTAGAAATTACGATTTTGAAGTATGGTTCTTCACTATCGGATGGCGTTGAATATACTGCAACGTCGTCTAGAAGTGGATCGAAAGATTCTCCGGAGCCAGACATTACCATTACACGAGAACCAGAAGCTGTAAAGATTACGCCACGAACAAGATTTGCATATCCTGGATCTCCGGCAAAGCTATTGTTGTCGGTAAACATTGGGAAACCGGAAGGAGCACTTTCTCCAGATTGAATTTGGTGACGTGCAACCAAGAATTGTACTGCTCCAACTCCACGATCACCGTTATCAGTACCAACTACGCCGCTTACTTTAAATCCAGCGTTTTTGACAATTCCTTTTGTAAAGGTATCGTTAATGTCGTTTTGAGTTGTATTTGCGCCAGCTCCGAGTACTCTTAAGAAAGTGAGGGCAGAACGATTTTGCAAAAACTTTTCTACAGCATATGGTGCTGGTAGCTTTGGATCATAACCTCCAAACTTTGTTTGAAAATCAGAAAACGAACCAACTGTATATGGAACGAATGCTGGCCCCTTTACAGAAGCACCTACTACACCAGCAGGAACACCAACTGGTGTAACAGTTCTTGCGGTTAGATCGATTTCACGATCAAAATAGCCTGGAAAATTAAAAACTTGTTCTGGCATTTGCTATATCCTTTTCTTTTCTAATTAGAGCCGCTAATCTCGTATTTCTTTATTTTGGTGATATTAAATATTCTTCTAGGGTTTTAACATCTGATGCGTTGAACACAGTTTCGCCCTTCTTTTGATTGCTATCTAAAATAGATACGTACTTGCGTTTCTTTTTTCCTGTTATTGGATCAAATAACGTTTTGTTTACTGCAAATTTTTGTTGTGTCGTTGGCGTCTGTTTCGTTTCAGGATTAATATTAATATCTGTGAGTGTAAATCCGTCATGAACTGTGTCTTTTTGCGGAGGTCTTTCTAAATGTTCTTTGGGCTGTATGTCTCCTGCTATAGCCACATCAAAAACTATATTTGGACAACTTATCCATCTTCTTACAGGAACAGCATTTGTAGGAGCTTGAGCTGCTAATAAATATCCTTTTACTGTAATGTTAAAAGTATATTTTATGAGGCGTTCCTCTCCTTCAAACTGATCTATATTCTCTCCGTTATTAAAAGTATCCTCTGTATATGCAAGGAACCAATAACCTTTATCTGTCTCGAGCTTATGACCTCTGAACTGCGGAAGAAATGAAGTCATATATGTTTGCATAAGATACGTCATATGCTGGGTATAACTAGTCCAAAATACTATCTCATACTTCGCTGTAAAAAACTGTGGTTGCGGTATTGTTATAACTTCATATATGTTGTTATTTGAAATTGTGTTTTCTAATAGTCCGCCTTGAACTACTTCTAAACTAGTTGCATCATCTCCAGTAGGTCTTGTAGAACTTGGTAAACCAGAAAGAACATTCTGTAGGTGCTTCAAACCTTGTTTATTAACAAGATTTTGATAATCTCTATCCTCTGGAGATAGTTTTCTTTTAATTGTCAAAACCCCGGTTCTTCCATTCATGCCTCTTGTATAAATGTCGTCAGGTGTTTGTTCTATTGACGTTCTTCTTATTGATATCGCTGGCAATATAAGAACTTTATTCTTATCCCGAGGCGGCTTCAATCTTTTTGCTAGCGCAAATCTTTCGCCAGTAGCAAAGATAACATATGGTTTCTTTATATTTTGTGGACCTTTGGCTGCACTAACTATATAAGTGTTGAAACCAATAGTCTTGTCAAATAAACGATGTATGGCTATGTCTATATCTTCAATACCAACCGGCGGTATTGTAAAATCCAAACTAGGCTGATTTTCATATCCACTATCAAGATGATCTTTAGGATTTCTTGGATCTTGTGGTATGTTTTGCCGTGTTACGTTCTCTTTTGCATCAGCCATATATCTAAATATCAGTCTTCATTATAGATATCTACCGGTTCCACGTAAGTTGGGCTATTATTATCAAAAGAAGATGCTTCCTCTGGCTTATGCGTTGGATCTGGATCGGAATCTACGTTAATAATGCGGGCGCCCTCTGCTAATGCAATAGGTGCCATATCCTCTGCCAATCTATCACGCATCTGACGACGATCAAGGGTTTCTCCCTCAATGTTCTCATTAAGACCACGTTGCTGCTGCCAAACTTTTGTGACATTACTGTCCATATATTTGACGCCTTGGTCTTTAAGCATCTGTTTAAAGATATTAACGTCAAATTGTCCTTTGCGAGCTACTTTACCTTCTAACTTATAGCCGGTTGTATACTCTACTTGCCCGTATATGTTGTTAATAGGCACGAATGTCACTAATTCGTATAGTTGGTCGCCATAAAGGAAGAAATCGCCTTCATTGAGGTTATAGCCCTTGTCCAGAAGATCACGAGCTTGAACAAACAGCTCAAACTTGTTGACTTGTTCATTACCAAACTGATTCCATTTTGTTTCCCAGTTAGGTTGACCAGCCAATACGTCCAATCTGATAGGATTTTCAAATATCTTCTCTATAGCTTCTTCGTAAACTGGGTGAACCTGGGTTTTCATTGTAGAGATTGGATAATAGATGATCTGTTGACCAATAACGTCTTTCACTACCTCTTTGGTAATGTCGTTAATGAACTGTATCTCTCTACTTGTTATGAATAATCTTGACATATTTTCACTTTACGCCTGGGAACTGTTTTTTATCGCCGTATTCTTTTGCTTTGTTATATCTTTGCAACAAGCTGTTGTAAATCTGGAATAATCTTATCATTGATGATCTAACTTCTGGTGTAGCAAACCGATGTTTAAATTCATAATATTCTATATCGCTTAATCCAACAGATTCTTCATATTCTTCCAATATTCTATCTGCTATTTTCTCTGGATTTTCAATTGGCAATCCTTTGGAGACTTTCAATGAAATGTTGTCATTCATTTTGTTCCCAAGTTCTTCTTCATCCTCGGCAGATTGTTTATATTTTGGTTTACCAGGAACAACATTAAACGAATAATCTTTTCTGTGATAAGAAGCAAAGCTAAAAGCTCTTTCAATATCCGGATATCTTGCGTAATATTTTTTACCAATCAATCCAGGTGCGAACTCCGTGCCGGTAACTGCATGATACAAATCATAAGCTGTCTGCCGAACCGTAGCGTGATTGGTTTTTGCAAGCATAGCTTCCATGAAATTTTCTTTGAACCATTCCAGATAATCCTGCGCATTCATCTTGAAAGGTAGAGTAAATGCTTCTTCCGGTAAACGAAAACCAAATTCTTTTTGGAAAGCACTATTGATTTGATCCTTTACTTTGTGATCAATGGTTATTTTATTAAATCTTGATGGAGATATTTTATATTGACCGGTCTTCTCAACCGACTGCCTTCTTCTTCCAAAAGCTTTGGCAATATTAGCTGTGAAAGCATGAACAATGTCATGAGTTTCGTCGCTACCACTCATGCCTGGATACTCTGTTGTTGGATTAAGATATAGTTTGAAGCTATTGCCGCTATATTGAAAACTCATTCCGCCTTTACGCTCTGTATCTGTTGTCATTGGAACAGATTTTAGTTGTTCACCGGCATCTATAATATCAATAGGAACAGCTCCAGGCAAAGCGTTGCCTTCATATATCAGCTTGTTTATAGCTTGAGCAAAAGAATATATCCCAACCATGTTAGGAGATAGTTTTTGGATATCAATATCTTCTTCTAACTCTTCCTTGATTATAAGGCGGATATATTCTTTTAATAAGTTCATATGTGCTTCTTTAATTGGTAGCGTTCCATTTATCAAACAAATCAGGGGGAACAATCAATAAATAGTTTCCAACCACGAACACTCTTAAGTTTGCCCTTATATACCTTGTATAAACTACTACTATCTAACCCATGCTCTTTGGCAAACTCATTCAAGTTCTTAATCTGATCATATACAACTCCATCTGGAGATATTAGTGGAGCTTTTACTTCCATCTCTTCCATCTTACGCTTGTTATATTCTTGTATATTCCGAACGCTTGCTTCATCCATCTTCTTTTTAAAATCCGGATCTTCCAAATATCTTTTGTTAATAATATCCGCCTTTATTTTACCATCCGTTTGATATTTCTCTTTTAATGCAACGTCCTCTTCCATTCTCTTACGAAATGTCTCACGTCCTTTTGGCTGATGCTCCAATAGATTTTTAACAATATTATCTTTATATTCGGCGTCCAACATCAAATCCTTAAAAACACGAGATTGCTTCTCCTTGCGTTCTTCATTCCCATCCCAAGAACGTATATGACCTAAACGCTTCCTCTCTTTAACTTCCGGATCTGAAAGAACTTCCTTTAAAGCTTTCTCTCTCTTCTCTCTAAACTGGGGATCCTCCCAGTTCTTCTTTGAGGCAGCGGATATTCTCTTCTTTGTTTCTTCTGGGAGCTTTGCCCTATATCCTTCTCTACTAACTGCCCTATTACACAAGTTATAACAATCTTTTCCATTGTCATAATGTTCTTTAATATAACGCTCCTCTATCAAAAGACGTTCGTTCTTATCGCCTTCAGTAGTTTCTACAATCTCAAATATAAATGCATCAGCGCCACATTTGTTATAATCTGCTTGGAGAAACTTATTTTGATGCTTGTTTGCCTTCAATGAGGCTGCGTGTTGGCTCCAACGTGTTTTAAATCTTTTTGCAGACCCAATATAAATTCTGCCATTGATTTTATTTGTTATCTTATAAATGCCGCTTTTTAATGATTTGCCTTCAAATTTATATTCCATATACTTACCTCTCTTATGATAAGTATACATCAGAGGGCACGTTTTGGTCAATCAACCCACGAATAAGTTATACTTCGCTGGCATTGGCAGATGCTGCAACAATTTCATTTCATTCTCGGCTTTATTAGCCTGTATCTCCGAAAGCTTATCATAAGTAAGAGCATCAAGTTTTGTTATAATGCCTGTATCACCAGTTAACAAATCTTTCTTGTCTTCTCTTCCTTGAGAAATAAGGTCTTCACCGTTAAGCTGCAATTCTGCTCCTGGGATTGGAATACTCTTCATCTTACTTCTTATCAAACCAAGAAGTTCTTTGCATAGAGCTAGAGTATAAAGAATAATCCAGTTTCTGCTCCATGGGTTGAGGGAAGAATACGCTATAAAGCCCATAGGAAGGTTTGCAGGGCTGTTGACACCGAATATCACAGAGGATGGGGTGGCAGGGTTCTGAAGGCTTCCAGACGCCTCTAATGAACCGCTAAAATAAGTTCCCATGATGCCAGGATAAGCCGAAGGAGGGAAACCAACTCTTATCCACAATCTATCATTATAGAATGGAATAAGATTATTTGGAGTTGGGAATAATCGAATAGCTGTACCGGCAAGCTTATAAGAATAATGAGAACGTCTTACACGGGATGCTGCGTCCAACATTCCAGCTCTCAATACGTCTTCAAATAATGGAAGAACATAGAAACGTGTATCCGGAATATAGCTTTCTACTGGTAAACCCGTAGCTATGAAGTTAGATGCAAGATTTGAGTTAAAGACATATTGAACTGGGGCATAATGATAAACTTCAAATACCTTCATTCTACCACGAACATCAAGAGAGCCAGTTCCCATATATGAAGATAGGAGATTGCCTGCACTATCCTTTAATTCGGTATAAAGGTCATAATCTTGTCTTCCCATCTCCAGTTTAATAGAACCGGAATAAGATTGAAGAGATTGACCATAACCTACTTCGGAAGCATACGGCTCTGCTTGTCTTACAAGATATTCAAGATTAGGCTGAACGTAATTGTTAATAAGATTAAGTTGATATTTGCCAGTAGTAGGATCTATAGAACCGGTTGGAGAACCAAGGAGATAAGATAAGTTTGATTTAGCCTGATATTCAATCATTACAGCATTGAAATAAAGAGTAGCCTCTTCAAAACAAGCCCATATCATCTTTTTTGTTAATTCAACGCTTAATACGTCTTCTCCAAGTTTTCTTAAAACGAAAGTGACTATTTTATCTGCATCACTTTGGAAAGCTGGATCAGAATCAAAATATCCAAACGGAGTTGGGTTCATTGTGGTATTAAACGTGCTCATGTAGCTAATTAGTATGAGAATATGTCCAACCAACTATTAAAAACTTATATACGTGAAATCATCAAAGAAAGTTTACAAGCGGAAAAGAAGCTTCGTGTTTTTGATCTTGATGACACTCTTGTGAAAACAAGCAGCAAAGTTCATGTTTCAAAGGCTTCTGGAGAAGTAATGCATCTTACTCCAGCAGAATATGCAGTTTATGAAAAGGAGCCTGGAGATGAATTTGATTACAGCGATTTTGAAGGTTTAGTAAGCCCAAAAGCTATAGGCTGGACAACAACAATTCTTAAAAGAGTTGTTAACAAACATGGAACAGATGCGGCTGTAATTCTTACCGCAAGAGGCAATGAAGAACCCGCTCGTGAATTCTTCCGTATTAATAAAATCCCAGAAATTCCTGTTGTTGCATTAGGCAATAGCGATCCGGAAATGAAAGCGCAATGGATTAAATGGGTTGCTTTAAAGTTTGGCTATAAAGAAATTGAATTCTTTGACGATAGCCCAAAGAATATAGCCGCCGTTCAAAGACTCAAAGTTCCAGGCGTCAAAATAATAGCAAGATTGATTAAATGAAAAAAGGAGCCTTTCGGCTCCTTTTTCTTATTCAGAGTTGGGTTATATCAGCGTTTTCTGATTCCTGCAAGAACCTGCCAACGGTCTACACTCCAAGCACCTTCACTTATAACGTTTCCGTTGCTACGACGTGATTCGTTTGTTTTGGTTGGTTTTCCTAATGCGTTACCTAAACGTGTTAATATTGGCAACAATTTGCTTGTTGGTATAGAAGATTTAAATAAATGACCGGATAATTTCATATTAGGATCGATCAAATATCCAGCCGACCAACGATGATGACCATCCAATATTTCTGTGCCATTACCGGCATCTACTACGTAAGCACCTAATGGTTTACCTTCTGATGGGAATCCTCCAACAGCAAAATTTAAACTTTTACCGATTAAAACGTTTTTTTGTGTTGGCACCATGCTAGCAATTGTAATTGGTGCCTGGTCCTGATATGAAACCGCTGGTTCATCATCACCAGACTTGCCATCATTATTTCCGGCGGTGAGCCATTTTTCTGCGGCACCCGGATCAGAATTTAATGTATTAAGACCTACGGAGGCTGGTCCTTCTTCCTCATTCAATATTTCTGCAAGTCTTTTAACACCTGCTTCAAGCATTTTATGAGCTACATTTTCCTTGACTGTTTCAGCCTCGCCTTCTTTGGCATATGGCTGGTTAAAATCAACTTGATATTTGCCACCAGGACTAACTGCATCGATCATTTTTGCAACATCAGCCGCATCATTCCAATCTTGAATATCACTTGCTGGCAAGAAAGGCATTTCACTTTTTGGAAGACCAGTTGCTGGCAATTTCTTTCCTACTTCTCCAATGCGTTGAGCTAATACATCAGGTCCGATTTTAGCTACAAAAGCTTTTATTTCTTCTGGGGGTTTACCTATAACTTTTACTATATTTGGATTTGCTTCTGGATTTTGCATTGCTGCAACTACAGCTTTTGGATCTACATCTGCAATGTTAGTATCTTTTGTAATAGAATTAATATCAGCTATTTTTGGGGCGGCGGCTTCTTGTCCTGGCGCAGCACCAGCATTAGCAGGCGCCGGGGCTGGAGCCGCTTGTTCAAATAGCCATTTAAGGGATGGACGACCTATATATCTTTTGTTCATAAAACCTCTCTGTATATTTTAATATATCAACGCTTTTTCATGCCAGCAAGCAATTGCCAACGATTAATAGAAACTTTTTCATATTCTTCGTTGATTAAACGCTTAATAACACGCTTAAGCTTTTCTTCTTTTGCTTCTCTTAACATGTGATTAAGTTTTCTTAATCTGTATTCTTTTACTACTTCTTCTGAAGCAGCAGGGAATTCTTTGTTTGGATTTTCTGGATTTGCTGCTCCATGAGCAAACTCTCCAGGTCCATATAAGAAAACTTCTGCCGGAACTTTACCAGCTAATGCATTTTGAACGTCAGATATATTCTTTGAGTCGTCGTCATAGAAATGAACTTCATCCGGTTGTTGTTCTGGTGGTTTACCGTCAAAGTAAAGCTTTTTAATAGCTTCACCTTTGTCGCCGCCTCCTAAACCTTTAACGCCATTTGTTAATTTAGCGCCTTGTTGATCCATGAAAGCTTTCAAATCAGCCTCGACGGAAGGTGGGTGAGCCTTTCCAGAGAAATCTTTTGGAGTTCTATCTTGACCTTCAGCAGCGGCAGAAGCAACTTTACTCTCACCGGTACGGGCTGTAATAATTTGACTTGTAGCTCCAGCAGGCAAACTTTTAATCTTATCCAACGTTGACTCAATTGGTACCGCAGCTTTGGCTGTTGCAGATGGGCTATAGTCTGCAACTATAACTTCTCCAGCAGATTTAGGATCGCCCGGTGTTGGTTTGGCAGGAGAAACTTTAATCTGATCTTTACCTAAACCTTCACGTGCTTTTGCCAAGCCAGCAGAATTAATATATGCTGCAACACCTTCTACTCCATCAGGTTGCTCGATTGATGATCCCTTTGGACCCTTTAACATATAATTGGCACCAATACCTTTGCTTGTAAGCCATTGCTCCATTTCCTGTGGGGTCTTAAGAGGAACACCATCTTTATAAACCATTAACCCGTTAGCATCTTGCGTTACTCCGATAGTATCGTCAAAGTCGAAAACGTGTAATTGCTTATTTGGAGGCGCATCGCCCGGTTGAGGATCACCAGATGTTACAACACCTTTTTCTTCTGGTTTAGAAGAAGCTTCTGGTGCTGGAGCAGCATCTTGCTCATATAACTCTTTTAGAACAGATTTAATAGATAAATTTCTCATATCAACCTCTATTTTTAATTCCTGCTAAAACCTGCCAACGATTCAAATCAAAACTAACGCCTTCTTTTACAACATCGTATCCAGGCTTTGAATTGATATCGCCACTTTGAAGCTCTTTACTAAGACCTTCTGGTCCTGGACCACCATCGCCAGTTCCAGTTTGAGGCATGATTGTACGTCGGAATTGTCCTGCTGCTGGTAGCGTTTTACAATTGTGAGCTAATGATGCAGCACATTCAGACCAAACGCCAACATAATCTGTTGCACCGGCAGCGCCGAGCAATGCTTCTTCTAAATAACCGCCACCAATTGCTCCGCCGCTATCTGTGCCTCGACCCATTCCACCGAAATCTTGTTCTCCTGGATTTTCTTGGTTTGTGGCTGTTGCCTGTTGTCTATTTGCAACTTGATTGGCTCCGACACCCATACGCTCTAATGCATCCGTAGCCCATGGTTGTTTACTAGCAATTTGTTTTGCAACTTCAATTTCTTGTGGTTGAGCAGAAACCTCTAATTTATTTTTTAATGCTTCCACAACTTCATCAGATAAAAATGTAGAACCACCAGTAAATTTATTGACAATATCAACTGCGCTCATTCCATATATGTTCATTCCTGCTTTAACAGCTTGTGTCGGCACATTTCCTTTTGTTGTGGCAATTGCTGCTTGAGTCATTTTAAGAGCCATTTCTGGATCTGAAATGCCAATATCGATGCATAGCAGTTGAACATTTGGATTGAAAACCATGGCAGATGACCATCGGTGATGACCGTCGATAACCCATTTACCACCAGCAGTTATAATTGGGTCGCCGCCTTTCCATGGACCAGCATAAAATGCTGCAATTGAATCAGGGTTTTTAAATGGCCAAGCTACAGAATTTGAAAGATCAATTTCGCTTTGAGTTGGACTTAAAGCACTTCCAGCAATTGTTTTTGCAGCAACAGTAACACCTTCATCACCTGGTTGACCATCTTTTCTTCCAGCAGCGAGGAAGGCACGAAGCTTTGGATCTTTGGCAACAACTTTTAGTTTTTCAACAAATGCCTCATATGGCAATTTCCATAACGCTTCAATTTCTTTTGCTAATTCTGGATTTGGAGCTTCTTCTTTAGAACCAGCATCAGCGGCTGGCGGTTCAGCTTGTTCAAATAGCCATTTAAGAGAAGGACGACCTGTGTATCTTCTATTATTCATCATTAATACCTTTCAATTATACTTTGTTAAATAGTTTAACCTTTTTTAAATTTCTAACTTGGTGCCCCTGTTTATTCTATTGCGTTCACACCATCCACCAGCTAATTCAAGAACATAACGACAAGGACGCTTAATCTTGCAAGTCCTTTCATCGTCTGCTTTTAGCCTATGAACTCCAAGCACTCTCATATCTTCATCTAAAGCTATAAGATCCAAATCAAATGGGACATTACGCATCCAGAAACCTAACTCTCTTGGTTCTGGATAAACGAAAAAAAGCCCGAACCCATCATCAGGTTCCGGCTCAAACATAAATCCCTTTTGTTGTTCTTCTGGCTCTGTTAAGACTCTTAAGCGCAATGGAATGCCTCCAAGAGTAGCTTCACAATTACTCGCTTGATTCCATATCCGAAATATATCCTTCATACTCTGCATATGGCATAAATAGTTCCTCACCGTGATAAGCTTTAATATACGTATCCGACGTTATAATAGTCCTATCACCAAATAGAACCGTATATACTCCTGCATGACAACTTTCGTCAATAATCATACCAATAGAATTAACAGGAAGCCGACCATGCTCCAAAGTCTGATCCTCCTGACGAAAATAAACGCTTACGTTCCACTCATTGCTGCCGGAAGGATTAACCAGCCTTACCATGCCGCCCACACGGAGATCATTCATCTTCGCTGTTATATCTTTCCCAATCAGAAAAAAAGTAAGTGGCATCCTTATCATAGGACGCCGCCAAAATAAAGATTGCGAATTCTCTTACTTCTTCTTCGGTAAAGTTATTAATAACCTTTGTGGCTAATAGCGTTCTATTAAGTTCCGTATTAAGCGGCTTAATCATAGAAATACCACCAAGATAACCAAAGCCATTAGAACAACAAAGGTAGCGACAGGCCAAACAACCTCAAGCATAAACTCACTCAAAACTTCACCACCCTGATCGGGACGAAGATCACGCTGAATATCCCCAATGCGACGATTGCGACGATCACGAACCATATCAGTCCTCATACACAATAGCAACAGCAACACGCCCGCTCGTCTGATAATCCCGTCCAGCATTAGGACCGCACTCACAACGATACTTGCGGGGCGAAACCTTACGATACGTCCAATCCTGGGCATCGGCAGGAATATACGGATTCACAAAACGAAACCGCTCGCCTACCTTCACGGACCCGAACGAAAGATAAAACGTATTCATATCAGCCCTCCACCGACACAAGATCGCTATGATAGAAGGGCAGACCGATATGCGATCCATCCTCGTATGCAAGGGACATACAGCCCTTCACACCGCACACGTTAATAGCCGTAACACGGGCACGTACCAGGGGAAGCGTAGCACTCCGAGGATCCTTCGGAGAAAGCGTCATGCTACCGCTATCATCGGCAGCACGCCAAACACGAACCTCGACCCACGAACCAACCTTGACGTTCTTCATATTATCAGCATAACACGAATAACAGAATATTTCAAGGTATTAATTTTTCAATATTATCAAGGGGCGGGCGAGCATGGATTTTGAATAATAGTTCTTAATGCTTCTGCCATTGCAATAGGATCACTTGTAAGCTCAAAAAATTGTCCACAAGCATTGAATGTTCTGGCAAGAAATGGATCAGTAACATAGGCAAACACTTCACCATGCGTTAATGAATCACAGGCTGTTTGATTTGTTATACGTGGAGATAGATAACTTTGCCCAGCTTCATCCGTGAATAGAATTATAATTCTTACAGTATCACGGCGCCAACCAATTCTTAAATCATCTGTTCCAAGAAGATAGATTGCATCATATGAAGGTTCGCTACCTCCCCCAATACCTAACATACTACTATTCAATACCGAACTGAATGTTGTGAATGGAACAAGAGAGCTAACAACTTGAACTCTTTCATCTATAGCGCCAGGAACCAAAACAAGTCCAAATCTAAATGCAGGATTACCGCTAAATGTAGATGTAAACTCTGCCGTAGCTTGTTTAACCGCCTCTATTCTTGAAGCCATGCTACCAGACGTATCTATAGCATAAACAACGTCAAATCCGTTTGTAGGAGCCGCATGACACGTTCCATCATAAAATACGGAATCTATACAGCCGTCACAATCGTTATCAATTCCATCACAAGCAAAAGTTCCTGCTTCTGAACGAGGAGCGACTGCTCCTATGCAATCATCCCAATAGCCTCCATAACATACTTGAACACCACGTTCACATGGAGGATGCAATACTTCTGTAGCGCCTAAATCTCTATCATAGCACCAACGAGATACCGGACCTCTACTATCTCCATCTATTGTTCCATCACAGTCATTATCAAGATTATCACAAATCTCTGGGACACATTCTATTCGTGAACAATGACCTATAATGCAACCATATCCTGATTCTGGATAACCACATTCACCATCAAACTCACAAACATCACCTGTTGGATCTGATGGTCTACATACTCCAAAACGACACTCTTCTGTAGCAGCATCACAAGTTGGAGAATTGCCACAAAGACATAGATTCTCTACACATCTATCAGTTATAAAAGAAGGACAAGAATAACCACAAGCACCGCAGTTATTAATATCATTTTCTATACCGGCATCCGGAGAACAGACCGGTTCTTCAATACCGCTATCTGGAATTCCTGCATCTACAAGTTCAGTTGTTCTGTCGGTACAACCAATAAGCAAAACCGCTAAAAATATTAAAACCTGTCTCATAGCGATTATAATGAGACAGGTTCATTTAAATTTATAAGCGAATATTCAGCGACTCTTATCTTCTGCTCGCTTATGTGCGTTTTCAATATGACGCTTCATATCATTAACGGTCCAACTCGCCGTCCGAAGATATCTCCGACGACTTCCATAATAAGGAAAAGAACGATCCATTCCACCCTTTGCCATTAGAGCCAACATTTGTTCAATGTCTTCCTTCAAACGAACAAGCTCGGGTCCAATTTGAAGCATCTGGCTCATAATCTGTGCAGTACGCTCCATCCGGCGCTCCTCTGCCTTCTGCTTACGAAGCTTCCATGCCTCCGAACGGGCTGTCTTGATTAGAGCACGCTGATCCGGAGGAAGGGCATTAAACTCCTCACGACGCTCACGATCAAGCTTCTTACGCCTGGCAACCTTCCACTCCTCACGGGCTGCGATAAGAGCCTTATTAAGATCGCTATTGGTATCGTGATAGTTGCCGATTAGCTTGTAATTAGTGGAATGCAGGGACCAAATACTATTTTCTTCTAGCCAAGTCTGTCCATCATCAACAGAAAGATGAACACGATTACGAGCATAATATCCTTGTTCAAGGGGCGGGATTACTGTCCACTTAAAACGATAAGTGCCATAGATAGTCTCGGTATCGGGCTTCTCTGCAAAAACATGGAAGCCTGTAGAAGTATCAAAACGATGATGGGGACGATTGCAATTCATACCTTAATCTTAACATAAAGGATATTGAATATCAACTATTTATTTCCCTTATATCATATAGGTTTTAGGAACTCTGCCTTAATAAGCAATAACCGTTCATCAAGTAGACAAGGAATATAGTTTCCATCTGGAACATACTTTCCTTTTACTGTTTTACTAAAGCATTCTAATTCTTTTCCTATAACGCTTTCTTCAAGTTGAAGAACAACAGAGTTAGGTTCAAGGAAAGAATATTCTTCTAAATCTGGCTGATTATCTCTTATGTTAAGACCGGAACTTTCATCATAACAAATGCTTGCCCATTCTCCTTTTTCTGTTTTTTTAACAAGAAATCCATATGGAGCAGGAACATCAAATGGATGATACCGATTTGCACGTCTTATCTTAAAGAGCTTACCCATTAGCGTTAAGTAATCGTAACAAATTAATTTTCTATTGTATATTAATAGAAAAAGGACCGACATTTCTGCCGGTCCCTCTTCAGATTAGTTTCTGATTTTTATCAGATAAGGTTCATGTCTAGGACTGTAACTGTTCCGTAGAAGTCGTTACGAACCATTCTCTTGCCGTAACGTGTCATTACGCCCTTACGTGGTGTGAAGTCTTCTTGTGCGTAGATGACTGGTGTAAGGATGAGTGGAACGTATGGAGCGTAGATGTAACCAGACTCAAGGAAGGTATTTCCCTTAAGACCGACGAGGATCTTGTTTGTTGGGAAGTATGGATCCTTATAGACTGTGTAACGGTTATTGAGTGTACCGACTGCTTCTGCGCCTACGGTCATGCTGTCACGAACTTGACCATCAGAGTCAAGGCGGTAAGCTGGCTTGTAGGTTACAAGATGCTCGAGGATTGTGCAAACGTCTGGTGATGTGACGAGGAAGTTTGCAGAACCACGGAGGGTCTTCTTGTAGATTGTGTTTGCAACGTCGGAGATTGTCTCAATAAGGGTTTGGTACCACTCTTGGATGTTTGTGAATGCCATTGGTCCAGGAGAAAGCATTGAGCTTTGTAGAGCTTCTGCACCAGTGTACTTGTTGACGATCTTACCTGGGGCACGGGACCAGTAAAGGTTTGCTGCGCCAGCTTGTGTAAGAAGGTCTTGAAGGATTTCACGGTCGATTTCGAGTGTGATCATCTCGGAGAGAATGTTTGTAAGTTCGACTTCGATATCGATTGAGTAGAAGGCTGTAAGGTCTTGAGCCATCTCTGGGGACCAGCGAGCACGAAGCTTGCGGGTTGTTGCAGTTACGGAGGTTGATTCGATACGGATATCAACTTCTGGGATAACTGGAGATGCTGGCCAATTTCCGGAGAAATCAGACTCGAAAGATGGGATTGTAAGGGAAGCGCCGTCGCTGTTTACAAGTTGACGATCTGCGAGTGCAACTGAACCGGAGATTGCTGCTGTATCTACTGCTGGTACAAGTCCTGTTGGTCCAAGGCGAACTACGAATAGAACGTGGGAGCCGTTAAGTGGGTCTGGTGTGAATACGGATCCATTCCAGTTACCACGCTTATTAAGCTTACGAAGGTTGAGTACGCCGGTACCGCCTTGGTATTGCTCGCCCCATGCTGTTGCGCCGTTGTTTGTTGGGAATGCTGTGATTGCGATTTGATCAAGAGCATTCAAGTCAGCGGCGAAGTAGTTACCTGCGCTGGATGGTGAACCGGTGAAGGTAAATTGTGAAGCGGATACGAAAAGGAAACAGTAATCAAGCAAGTTGTCTGTAAGATCGTTTTCGATCTTGCCATCGTAGTTGACGTAACGTGCGTTGAAACCAACGAACTCTGCTGCTGATGCAACTTTGTCTGCTGGTGTCCAGGTTGTTCCTGCTGCGCCCCATGCACCAACGTCTGCGTTAGAAGCAGAAAGTGTGGTGAAGTTCTTGTGAACTTTGGAGTAGCCGGTACCAACGAGATCGTATAGACCGCCGGTTGCAAGAGATCCGGAACGGATGCCTGCGCCTGCTGGGTTATTGTATACTGATTGACCTGTTGTGTATGTTGAGCTTGTTGCGCCAGAAGAGAGGTTTACTCCTGCATCGCCACCAACGTTGTTACCGTAGGTGTAATCGAGGTAGAAGAGTAGACCGGCTGGAAGGCTCATTGGCTGAACGGAGACGATCTCGTTAGCGATAAGACCAGCGAATACTCTACGAACGATTGGGAATGCAACGTTTGTGAAACCAACTACTTGACCAGAGGAAGCGAGGTTTGCGCCGCCTGTGGAAAGTGCGTTTGCATTTTCTTTAAGAATCTCGGCTGCTTGGTTTTCAAGAAGACGAGCCATATTGTCCTTGGCAACTCCCTTAAGACCTTCAAGAAGGCCGGTTGCTTGCCACTTCTTCATAAGACGTGGAGCGTCTGCACCGAGGGAACGGCGGTGAACGCCTTCAGCTAACTGTGATAATGTAAAAGACTTCATTTTAAATACTCCTGTATAGTTTTTTTAGTTTTATTCGGCTTTGATTTTTCAACCATTTTTCTTGATGTTAGCTAGGATCTGCCATTTCTCAAACGTTCCGATTACTGGTTCAGAACCATTCGTAGATGCAGCTCTTGTTACGCTCTCATTGAGACGTGCGCTGCCAGCAGTCGTTGGCTTTGATGCCGAACCAACTACAGGAGCAGTTTGCGCTGCTGCTGCTTCATCAAGCTTTTTAACAATCTTTCCGTAGATTTCCTTGGCTTCTGCGATTGTGGAAGCACGATCAAGGTGCTCTACGATTTGTTGCTTAACCTTGCGGCTAAGATCTTCTCTCACAAGGAACTTGTTAAGGTAAACAAGCTTGGAGAGGAAAAGGTTTGTCTCTGCCATTTCCTTCTTAAGTGTGGCAGCTTCTGCACGCTTTGCTTCTGCAAGACGACGTGCTTTGACTTCACGGGTACGTGCTTCTAGAAGGGCACGGCGAACACGACGAGATTCCATCATTGGGGAAGCAGCTTCTTCTTCGCCTTCTTCGTCGGTAAGAAGCATTTCTTCTTCTTCTGAACCGCCTTCGTCGGACATATCAAGATCGACTACTTCTTCGCCTTCTTCTTCTTCGCCAGAGAACATAAGATCAACATCTAGATCTTCGTCAGCAAGTTGTTCTTCAACTTCGTCTGGAAGTTCAACGGAAAGAACCATATCTTCTTCCATGCCTTCTGCTTGTTCACGAAGTGCTGCCTTTTTGCCAGCAGATTCCTTGCGGATTTTAGCAATTGCTTCTTTAAGAGCTGCTTCGCTAATTTCGAAGTAGCCAGAATCTTTAACTGCGCCTGGTACTTCTTCTGGGCGTTCCTCGTGTGCATCTAGTTCATCACGAAGTGCTGCTTCTACTTCTTCAAGTAGAGCTTCTTCCCATGGTCCTTCTTCACCTTCAAGACCTTCGAGTTCGTCAGCATCTACTGAACCAGCGGCTGCGTGGCGAGCTTCAAGTGTCTTTTTTCCACCGCCAAATAGATCAGCTTGTACGCCGTCTACGCTTTGTGCATGAGCGGTTGCTTTTTTGTGAACTGGAAGACCAGTTTCTCCGGATGTCTTGCTGTCTTGACCAAGACGCTCGTCATCGGCGCTTTCAAAAAGTTTTGCTGCGAATTCTTTAAGAGTTGTCATAGTTGTGTCCTTGTCCTTTGTGTTATAACTATTGTTCAAATTTGCTTCTTTCAAATGCAAGAACAAAAATTCTAATCTATTTTCGTTCAATTGGGCTTGTCTTGGCGTTATTGCCTTGTTCGCAGCAAGTTTATCAAGCTGCTCTAATAGTGAAAAAAGCTTGGTTTTATAGGCATCTTGTGTAAGAGCCGAAACTTTTGTAGAATACATACGATCAATCTTAACTGCCATTTCAGCAAGTTGACGTTCAAATTGTTTTACCGTTTTTGCCTCTGCAAGTGGTGCAGGTGCAGGTGCGGCTTCTTCTTCTGCTGCTGCGCCAGCAGTTTCTGGGGCTGGTGTTGGTCCAGCTTCAGCAGGTACTGCTGCTGCGGCTTCTGGAGCGGCTGGTGCAGCTTCTGGTTCTGCTACGGCAGCAGGAGCTGGAGCTTCTGGTGCTGGCTCCGAAACAGCAGGAGTTGCTGTTGCAACTTCCATAGAGGAACCTTGAGACACGTCTGTTGGATTAATAATATCTTCGCCGCTCTTTGAAAAGAGGTCGTCAAAGTTTAATGTTATTTTACCATCTGTTCCAGTTGGCATTGGAACGTTAACAACGTTTGCATCTCCTGATGCTTGTATTGGCATTTCAGGAGAAACAGTTGTATCAGATGTTTCTGGGGTTTCCACAGGAGAAGCACCAGTATCTTCTTGTTCAAGCAAAAGTATATTAGATGACTCCTTTGCAATCATTTGTTTGATGTAAGGAGAAATTTTTTCAAGGATAGTATTACGAGCATCTTGCTCTGCTATCTCACGAATTTTTGCTGCGTCAGCTAGTGCTTCTTTATATAAATCACTCATGGGTTATATCCTTATATATCATCCAGTTGGAGTTGAAGTGCCTTTAGTTAATGAGCCAACAGTTTGTCTAGCAATTACTGCTGCGGTGCTGCTTGGAGATGCAAGTCCGTCGCCTGTAAATGCGCCGCCGGAACCACGAGCACGTTCAGCAGCTTCGACACCAGACTCTGGAATATCTGCTGGATTTTGTCCGCTTGGAGGTGAAGCTATATTTGGTGCATATGGAGAACCTGGAAGACCACCGCCGCCAGTTACTACATCAGCGAGGTTTGGAGCTCCGGTATAGTTCAAGTCAACCGTACCAAATGTGTGTCCACCATCATTAACAACAGCATTTGTTACAATGCTCATATATTGTTCTGTGGCTACTGCATCTGTTAACTCTCCAGAGTATACTGGGGAGCCTGGAAAAGATCTTTGCAATACAGCAATATCTGATTTTCCTGCGCCGCCTGTCATTCTATCTGCCGGTGGTTGAACCATTATTTGTCTACGTGCTGGCATAATTCAAATCCTTTACTAACAACTAAATATGTTGCAAATATAAGTAGTCACATCACAATATTCATTTATTATAATTTCCAAATGCCAATTTAGCCCAATGGGAAACATCACCTGATGGAGCAATTGCTTGTAATTCTTGTGGAGCAACCTTTTCTTGAGCGCCTTGCATACCAGCAGCAGCCATAGCTCCATATCCACTATTTCTTGATGGATCTTGTGCCATTTGTTGTGGAAGAGTATGCATTGCCGTATCTGCAAGAATAGCAGCATATGCATTAGCCATTTTATTATCGCCTTTGCTCATTTGATTAGAAGTAGCTTCGACTAACTTTAAAAGATTTTGGTTCATTGGAACTGAAGTTGATGTATTGTCGGTATCTGTATTAACATCATCATATCCAGCCATACGAGCTGCTAAAGCACGAGCACGGGCTGTATCAACAGGATTTTTTTGATTAACCATATCACGAGCAGCAGTTCTTACGGAGCTGGTCGGTCTTGCATTTTCTGACATTACGTTAGCAACTTCGTTGAAGGCACCCTCTTTGATAAGTTCACGGATACACTCTTTAATCAAACCCTTGAAATCGTTTTTTGTCATTTTCATACACGACCCTTTTTGATTCCAAGAATATCGTTTGCAATGCGGTCTAGACGATCACTCTTGGAAAATATCTTGTTAAGGATACGAGGATCTACTTCTTTTGCCTCACGCATCATGTATGCACCTGGAGTTGATGGTTCTGAAACCAAGTCCCAGCAAATAAGATGAAGGTCGTCTTGAACGATATCTGCGTCTCCACGGCTTCTTACAGAACCAAGAGCACGAGATGAAATACCAATCTTAACATTGCTTTCGATAAGATTGCGTGCAATATTGCCCATTGGAGTTGGAAGGATTTCAATCTTTCCAAAGATAACTTCATCATCTGCCCAAATATCTGTAATAAGATGGGAAACGTTTTTGAGATTTACAACTGGATCGTCGGCGTGATCAAGTTCACCCATTGCACGACGTTCCATAACAACCTTTTTATAGTTCTCTACTTCCTTGAAGAGAATATCTTTTGGATAGATACGACCATTTTGATTTAGTGTATCTGCACGTTGAATGACGCCCTTAACGAAAAGCTTTCCTGGCTTTCCTTCAGATGCATCTTCTTTGATTATTTCGTAGTTAAATTCTTTGAATTCTTTTAGGAGTTTCATGATTTATTCTCCATTTCTTCCTTTAATTTTGCAACTGACATATAGAATGTAATTGTTTCATCGGTTACATTAGTCAAATCACTACTTTCAAGCAAAGAAACAACTTCTCCCAATTTACTTTTAAGAATTCTATCCAAACCTTCAGTCATTACTGGAGATTTTAATGCCTTTAAAGTGCTTACTTTTAAGCCTTCAAGTAATGCAACCAAACGATCCTTATTATCTTTATTGTCATGGCTTAACATATAAAGATTAACAATCTCTTTCTGTGCATCGTTCAATAAGCCATTGTACTTTGCATTAAACTTTTCTGTCATAATCTTAACAACAAGACTATTGACTTCAGATGTTGTTACACCAGATGCATCGATTTCTGGCTTTGTCTTTTTGGTTAATATGTGTTCTAAAATCATCTCTTCAAGTTGAGCCATTTCAGAGATGGAACCTTTAAAACCAATTCCTCTCCAAGCATTCATCAAAACCTGAACTGAAGCATATGATTTGTAATCTGGAACAGAACGATCAAAGAATGATTTATCACCCAAAACGGAACTTATTTCGTTAATAAGAGTTGCTTTCTCTTCATCCAACTTTTGTTGGGACTGTTTTTTGCAAAACGTTTTTGCTTTTTCAAGCATTGAGAAAGCTATCTCTTTTGAGTTAAGATTACTTTCGTGTAATGCATTAAAGATTTGCAACTCTGCATATGTAGCAGACTTTGGATGAACATGTTTTTCCCAAAGCTGACGAGCTTTGGCAATGTCATCATGACGTTCATCGATAAAGGCTTCAGCGATATAACGTGAAAAGAATTCACTAATCAAACCAATATTACGTTTTTTGTTATGTTTAAATTCCATCTCAAATTACCCATTCTCTTATAGGTCAATTCCTGATATAAATAGGGAAGAACTATAGTAAATTTCAAATCATTCTAGATTGCTTAAATCTAATTCTTCGTTTTCTTCCACTTTTTTATTTTTATCTGTATTTTCTATCAGTATCTCGTCACCAATCATATCCATCTCGAAAAGTGGTTCATCTCTTAAATCATCAAGCTTAACTTCATTTTCTGTTAGTATCTTACGATTTTTGCGACCACCAGACTTCTCAAAATGATCATCAAGTTTACTCATTAGATATTTCATATCACGAGAAACAACTGGGGGTGGCTTATACTCAATATCAACATCACCAAAGTCTTTTTTCTCTGAAAGAGTAAACTGGCTTTTAAGATTTAACGTTTCTTTGTCGTTAATATCTGTCATGTATTTGTTATTTCCAGACAACATGTCTTTAAAGTCTGGCATTGATAGATTGCCTCTTCCAGCCATTCCAACTCTTCTACGCTCATTGTGTTTGGCGGCAGAAAGATATGGCGTTGCTTTAATTGGCATTCCAGCAGGCGCCGCATCCGGAGAAGCAGAAGGTTGTCCAGCTACAGAAACTCCACTGGTTGCAACAGCTTGCATATTTGTGGACATATTAACTGGCTGTATTGGAGTATTTGCATTTCCATCGATACCTTGACCAATTGGAGCATTCTTTTTAACATCGGCTCCAGGCATTACATAGTTGCTTGGATCAAATGGATCTGTTGTTGTATTCTTTTGTGGAAGATTTTCCTTTACTGCAACAGCTTCAATCTCAACTTCACGAATCTTATCTCTACGAATACCGGCTTCAATCTTAATAATATCATCATCTGTAAGATCGAGAATCTTCTTTTGAATCCAGTCTTGATCAACAAGCTTGGTTTCTTTTGCCTTGCCAGCAATATCAAACTTTGTAGACATTGCTTCCAACTTCTGTTGCATTGCTACAGTTGAAGGATTGCTCAACTTAAGTTCAAATGATATAAGATCTTCTCCATCAAATCCTTTTGAATAGAGATGAATCATTGCCATCTTATTAAGTTCGCTAATAATAACTCTCTGAAGAACTGATATTGTTCTCGAGAACCTAACGTCCTGCTGGGCAAGAGATGCCTTGGCAGAAAGGTTTTCGTCAAAGTTCAAATAAGGCTTTGGAACCTGGATAGCGGCAAATAACTTCTGCTGAAGATACTTTACGTCGTCTACTGCTGTGGCATTCTGACCGCCAGCAAGAGTTTCAATCTTTGTTCCGGTAGAACCACCACGAACAGGAATGAAATAATCTTCGTCAATGCTTAATGGATTATAACGTTGATCCATTCTACCAGACGTTCTATCGATAACGTCTCTTGAGCGCATGGTCTGCTTTACAGCTTCCATGTAAGAAGGAACATCATTAGGAGCTACGTTGCCAACGTCAATATAAAATACACGACGTTCTGGCGAACGAACAACACGATAAACCAACATGCTGTCTTCCATCATTACTAATTGGCGCCAAATTCTTCTGGCGGGCTCAAGTATGGAAGTTCCATATGGAAGGAATAGATCGTTGCCAAGAACACGCATATGAGTAATCTGCCAGTTCTCAAGGTATCTATTGCCTCTTGTAAGCCACTTATAACGAACTGCATAAGGGTCATATTGATCAAACCCTTCTTCTCTTTCTAGTTCGTTTACAGGAATTGGTTGAACGTTAACAATACCAATATCTGGGATAACTTCGTTATAGAGGAAGAAATCACCATACTTGACCAAGTTACGGATCCAAGGACGAAGATTAAAGTCTATATTAAGAATATCATAGAACAACTCTTCAAGAGCTTTCTTGACTTCGGGATTCTTGGAATATAAATGGAAAGCCTTGCCCTTTTCGTCTCCAGCAGCAGTTTCATCGGCAAAGATATTTAAAGCAGCAGCAATCTCTGGCTGATATTCCATTTCTGCGAATTCAGAGTAACGAGCCATGCGGTCAAGAATGCCGTATGCTCCGAGAACAGAGAAGGGAGAACTTTCACGACCAAATGGGAATGGTCCACGATAACCTAGATTACCACGGACAAGCTGATTGTCGTAATAGCTCTTATAGTCATATCCTTTGACACGACGTTGAATTGCGGGTCCAGACCGGAATAATTTGGTTAGTCTGGAGAAAAATGGATCATTTCGATTGGCCAATGTGATTTACCTCTTCGTGATTGTAATTATTGAGTGAAAATGAGTGGAGTGTCCAAAGTGAATAAAAAGTCAAATTTAGAAAAGTTACTTTTTGAAAACATATTAGAAGTAGACGGCATTCAAGAAGCAGGCGGGGGCGACAAAGGAAAAGAATATGAACTTAAAATATTCAATTCAATCGCAGCAGCAAACTTTGGTGGATTAAGTTTACAAGGTTTATATACAACCCCGGCTGGAAATGATAGTTCTCGGGCAGATGCTGATCTTGTTTTGCCAGTTAGAAAGAATAAAAAAATTGTTGGACTTGTCGGTCCAATAAATGTCGAAGCAAAACTAAACAGAGCTGCACAATTAGGAGGAACTTCATTTTCAGTAGCTGGCGGTTCTGTTGATCAAATCAAAGTCATTAAAGATGCATCCGGAATGGATAATAAAATCATTAACGCTATTAAAAAACTTATAAGCAAATGGTTTATTGAAAGTGGTCCTGGTGCAGCAGATTCACCATGGGATAAACTTTTCAATTTTATTATCGAAAAAGAAAAAGCGTTAGGGTTCAACGCTCCAGAAAAAAAGTTTCCTTTAAATTGCACAAAAGAAGCTTGGACAGAGGCTCAAAAACAAAATTTGATCAGACCATTGAATGCAAAAATCGATGCCGATGTAACAATTTGGACAAGCTTCTATAACAATAAAAACGTTTACTATGTACAAATTGGTCCAGATGTTGCTAATGATGGAACAGCTTCTGGTGGCGGACTATATTGTTTAGGAACTGAAGATCCATATGGTTTAAGCAACATTGGAGTATCCATTATCGATAAATCCGCTTTGCATAAAATAAAAGCAAAATACACCATTGAGATCCGACCAGGAGCAGGGGGCAGTAAAAGTGGAAGAAAAGGAATTGGAATTCGGGCTCAAGGCAGACTTCGCTTTCAATCTAAAACAAATTTGCCAGAAACCATGCACAGTATTGATTCCAAAGAAGGTGTCATGGCATTAGCTTCATCTTACTACAATTTTTATGATGTTAACAATTTACCACTTGATTATTGGGCTTCACGTGAAGATATGATCGCCGGAATACAAGCAGAAGCAGAAGCAGAAAACAAAATAAAGCTTAAAGAAAATAATATGAATTCTAATCTCACAAAAATCTTAACATATCTACTAGAAGAAACCGAAACGCAAGAAATAGGCTCCGAAATAGAACAATTTCAATTAGATAACGTTGAAGTTACTGAAGGAGAAAGTTCGAAGATAGTAGACGCTCCGGAGTTTGCTCCAAACGAATGAAGTTAAACTTGTATATCAAGTAAGCATATCGAATATGGCGGGACCATAGAGTCTAACTGGCTCTGGTAATCCCGCTATAAATGCTTTCTTTTTGCCTTGAGCCAAGGCTTTACGCATAACAGTTCCAGAGATACCGCCTGTCTCACCACGATCAACGATCTTTATTTCAAATTGATCATTCTCTGCAAGACGAGGCCAATATCTCATTTGACTTTGTTCAGAATAGTTGCTTTCTGCATCTTCCGGATCTGAATAAACATAATAACTGTTATAATTGCTTGTATCTGCATTTGCATCAATTAATAGTTCCATGATAGAACGTATTGGTGTTCGAACATATACAACATCAACGTTACCAAGCTTTGTAATCGCAGGCTCAAGGTATTCATTCCAAACCGGTTGCATCTGTGCCCAGGTAAGAGGAAGTTCTCCTTCACGCTTTCTATCTCCAACTGAAACAAAAAGTTTAACCTCGTCACATTCACTTGAGGCTTTTTGAACTAAATTATAATGACCAGCAGTAAAGGGTTTGAATCCGCCAGCAATAAGACCAATTGTTCTACGAGCACTTTTCATGTATAACCTTCTCTAATTGGTAGGGTTCCACAAACTATTTATGGATATTACGAACACGAATAAATATGAGGCAATACCGGATAAGATTTGGGAAGTGATTAATTATGTAATGCAATATGCCAATGAGTCCGAGGATTGGTTGGCAGTTAAAAAAGAAATATTGTGGTTATTAACAAATGAATATCGGCATTATTTCTCCCGCAGGCATTATTCAACAAAGAAACATTCCCTAAATGATTTTGAAAAACTCGTGATAGAGTATTGGAAGACCGAGACAGGCAAAGAGTTAAGAATATCTGATAACCTTATACACAATCCGGAATGGGTAAGACACCGTAGGGGTTGGGGTCTTAAGAAATACAATAAAGAGAGACAAAAAAATGCACTCAAAAGAAAAAATAAAGAAGATACGTGAACGAGCTCTCTTAAGAGAATATATCAATCTCCATCTGTCAAAAGTTCTTAAAGAACAGGATGATTATGGTGATTATAGTGATGCCGGTGTAATGGTTGGAGGATATTCAGAACCAGGAGCACCATCAAAAAGCATGACAGATTTTTTAACTAAATCAGACTTTGCTAGATTGTTTGGTTTTGATTCGGTTAAGAATGCAGTCGATACAGCAGTTTATGGATTACGCAGCATAGGAACAAAAATAGGTGGAGAGCATAAGCTGTTTTGGAAAAGCTTATTATGGACAATTGTTCCATTCATAAAGCCAGACGATTATGATAACATATTAGAGATGGCAGATAGCGATAGAGAAAAAATAGAAAATAAGCTTGAAAAATTAGACAGCACTTATTCTGATGTTATTAAAAACAATGAAGAAATATTCGAAGGTCCAGACTTTAACTTTGCTTTATTTCTTGCAGCTCCAGGTTTAGTAGTTGGTACAGAACTTGTTGATAAAAGTTTAGCAGGAGCTTCAAATGTATATGACGCTTTAGTACCAACTGATAATCAAAAAAAATCTTACAATAGAAAAGCAGACGAACTTTTTAAAAATCTAATGCCAGGGTTTGGTTTAAATCCGGAAAACCCAGAAGATTTAAAAAGAATTCGCAAATCATTATTTAAAGAACTGCAAGGTCAATTCCCTGGACTTACAGAAAATGAACTCAATTCAGTTGTCAGTGAAGTAGTATCAGAAACTTTAAGAGAACAACAACAACAACCACAACAACCACAACAACAGATTGATCCATTAGATGTTAAAGTAAAAACCTTCATGCAGACAAAAGAAGGTGCAAATTGGGCAAGTAGCTTTGTTAATAACATCAACGGACTTAAGGCATACCTATCCAGTTCTATTGCACAGCAGAAAATGAATAATAGTCCAAAAGCAAAATCTGGACAACTAGTTTTGGCAACTGAAATTGTTGACGCCGCCGCCAAAGCTATTTCGAAATTTGATATGAATTATTTGAAAACAAACTTCAAACCGCAAATAGACAAATTCATGGAAGAGAAGGGGATTAAAGATCCTGTTGAAAAAGAAAAAATGTTAAATGATCCGGAAGGCGCTAAAGAGATAACAGGTACCTTACGTTCAATCGTTAAAAAACCTTATATAGAACAGTTAGAACAATTAGAAAAGATGAATCCTACTGGACTTAAGGCTATTGTTAATCAAAGTAAAAAGCGAATTGAAGCTATGGCATCTTGAAAACCATAACTCTGTTTTTTCATCCAAATAAATAAGATGCTATTATCCTCTTTCAAAAAAGGAGTGATATTATATGGCATTAGATGGAGCAGAACGTCAACCCGATGAAATTGGTGCGCTTACCGCACTTGTCTCGGAGTTTGTTGACCGTTTTAAGAATATAGAAAACGAGATTACTCTTCTCAAAGAAAGCCAGAAAGAGCTACTTGAAGAGTATAGTGACCGCCTTGATGTAAAGACCTTACAGGCGGCTATGAGAACTGTTAAGATCAAGAAGAAGGTTTCCTATAAGGATACCTTCGATACGTTCGTTGATATCTTGGAAGAGAAAGAAAGTATATGAGCACAGCTAAAGCAGTAAATAAGCAACCACAGTTACCAGTTATTCTTTATGAAGAACCTTCTGGTAAGAATGACAAGGGCATTTCAATGCCATACATTGAAGTTCAAAAAGAAGGACAGATGCCTCCAATGCTTTTCATTTTTGAATACAAGCACACCGGAGAGACAGAGCCAGATGATCGTGGAAGAGAAGTTGCAATCGTTGATCAAATTCCACACAAGTATGTTGATATGGAATATCTTAAAGATAGACTCTCACCAGAATTAAATGATCAAATTCGTGTTGCGCTTGGTATGAAACCACTTCAAGTTGCAAAACAAGAAGGTCAAAAGATTTTGGACAAAGTAATGTTCCAGGTTTCTATCATCAAGGACGAAGCCGAAAAAGAGAAGATAGAGAAGAGAGAGCTTGTAGCTCAAGAATTAGAAAAGAAGACAAAGGAGAAGATGCAATGAAGTTACATCCAAACGTTATTGAAAAACTAATCAACATATATGAAAACTATGGTGGTCACGTTAATAATCTAAAATTACGTACACAGTTACAAAACCTAGATCTTTCAGCCTATGAACGCAAAACCGGAGAGCAAGATGTTGTTTTAGTTCTTACGGAAGAAATGATTAAAGCAGTTCGCAAGTGAGTTGATTAAATGCCAATTGGACAAAATAGTACCCTACAAATAGGTCAAATAATCTATGTGCTTTCAAATAAGGCACAAAAGATTATTCCAGCTATTGTTGTAGAAGAAGTTACAATAAAAAAACTTGATGGCAACGAAACTTCTTGGAAAGTTTCTGTTGGACCAACAGGAAAAGAAAAGATAATTGATTCAAAACGTCTAGATGGCGAACTCTATGCAACATTAGATGAAGTTCAGTCTGTCCTGAAACAAAGATTAGATCAATTTGTTAATGCTATAGTTGAAGATGCGGAAAAAAGAGCCGCTGTATGGTATGGTTCAAAAACAAAAATAGCTGAACAATATCGTGAAGAAGATAAAATTGATCCAAACTCTTTAATAGAAGAAGATATAACTTCCTCTAATTCACCAGAGCCAAAGAAAAAAGCTTCTGGTTTGTCAAAAGCACAAGCTGCTAAAGAAGCACGTAATAAGCTCATAGCTGCAATGTCTGAAGAACAAAATAATCCAGGCGAACTAATCGATCAAGAAGAAATCCAATTGCCTGGTGGTCAAGTAGTAAAGGTCAATATTAGAACATGAGCAATCAACCTCCCAGTCAACGAGTTGTTTTCTTTCCTAAAGCCCATGAAGAACTATATAAAGGAGCTACAGTCCTTGCGAATGCTGTAGCTTCTACAATGGGTCCATCCGGTCACTCTGTCATTATCGATATGGAAACCGGACCTCCACTTATAACAAAAGACGGAGTAACTGTAGCTAAATCAATAAATCTTAAAGACAAGCTTCAGTCTATGGGAGCTGAACTCCTTAAGGAAGTTGCTTCTAAAACAAATGATATTGCAGGTGATGGAACTACTACTGCTACTGTATTAGGTCATGCTATCTTTACAGAAGGTCTTAAGATGATCTCTACAGGACGTTCTGCTATCGATATCAAAAAAGGAATGGACTATGCGGTTGATATTGTTGTAAAACATCTTAAACAGACTGCTATTCCTCTTTCTTCAAAAGAAGATATTGTAAACGTTGGAACCATTTCTGCCAATGGCGATCGTTCTATTGGCGAACTATTAGCTACTGCAATTGAGCGTGTCGGTAACGACGGCATCATAACAGTAGAACCAGCAAAGAGCGTTGAAACAACACTCGATATCGTTGAAGGTATGCAATTAGATAGCGGCTACGTTTCACCATTCTTTATTACAAATTCAGAACGTGCAACTTGCGAGCTCGAGAACCCATATATTCTAATGACACCTAACAAGATATCCTCTATACAGGATATTATTGGATTGTTGGAAGGCGTTCTTAAAACTTCACGTCCACTTCTTATTGTCGCAGATGATGTAGAAGGCGAAGCACTTCACACTCTTATCGTCAATAAGACAAAGGGTGTTGTAAAGGTTTGTGCTATTAAGGCTCCAAGCTATGGTGAACATCGTGCTGATATCCTTTCAGATATTCAAACCTTAACAGGCGGCACCGTATTTAATGCCACAACTGATTTGACTCTTAAAAAGGCAAATCTTAATCATCTTGGTTCAGCTAAAAAGGTTATTATAGGGCGTAATACAACTACTATCATCAGCGATCTAGATGGTGAACGTAAGACCGCTCTAGAAGACCGTATAAAGGCTTTAAGAACGTCTTTGATTGAAGATAAGACCTTGGACGCCCTACACGTTGACAAATATCGTAAAAGGCTTGCAAGGCTCTCTGGTGGCGTTGCAGTAATCAAGGTAGGTGGTTCTACTGAAGTAGAGATTTTGGAAAAGAAAGATAGAGTGGAGGATGCTGTAAATGCGACATTGGCCGCTACGCAAGAAGGTATTGTTCCTGGGGGCGGTACTGCTCTCTTTTACGCTGCTCAACATCTCCGGGAACTTATAATCGGAGACAAGCTAGCTGGATTGGGTAACTTCTCCAAGTTTAATCAAGATGAACTTGCTGGCGTAGAAATCATTGCAAATGTATGCGAGTATCCACTTAATACAATTGTCAATAACACAGGTGCTTCATCAGATGTTATTAAAGAAAGACTAAAGCAAAATCAAACCGGTTATAAAACTTTGTTTGTAGATATCGAGAATGCTGATGTTGAGGACTTGGTTTCTGCCGTCAGACATTTTAAGAGTAAAGAAAACGTTAAAAAAGAAGATAAACGTTTTGGTTATAATGCTGCTAAAGGCACGTATGGAGACTTGGTAGCAGAAGGTATAATAGATCCAGTTAAGGTTACAAGATATGCACTTGAGCACGCAGTCAGCGTTATTGGCTTAACTCTATCCTGTAACTCCGTAATAGTAAATGAAGAGGAGAATTGATATGAAAGGTGATAGAGTTCAAATTAAATCAGGTTTAATGATTAATACAGCAGATGAAGTTTTGCCGGTATATAGTCCATCAAAACTTGGAAATGGTCAACTTAAAGAAAGTTATGATGGTTCATATGAGTTTCAAAGGTTAGGTGGTGTCAAATCCGGCACTACTGGTACTATTCAAGGTCCACCCCTTAAAATTCACAGATCGCAGCTTTTACATCTGCAAAACGTACCAGCCACCGCTGCTCTAGGAGGAACAAATGATTTCGTCAATATGTTCCCTGTATTCCTAGATTATTATCAGCAAGTTGGCTGGTTCCCATCAGAACATATTAAAATTGTATCTGGCGACGTGTTACGCTGATCAAGCGCCAGCAACTCTTTGCTTAAGAAGGAACAAAACGCCTTCATGAGTGTCAAGGATTGTTCCCAATAGTTGTTCAACTCCTCTTGTAAGTAAACCTTTGCTCTTGAGTTGATCCATTAGTTTCTCACCGGCTGTAATAAAAGATTTCTCTGCAAGGAGAGATCTTTTTGCCATTTTAAGAGCTGGTGCATCCATCATATCTGTATCTTCAATTGCTTCAATATAACGGCGCATATTCTCTAATGAATGTTTTGATGCCACTAGTTCTGGAGAACCAAGTCCTACTGCCTTTTCACCAACGCCATCAATCTGACCATCAGCCAACTCATATAATCTTTGATAGAGGAGATGATCTCCGTAGAATTGTGAACCCATGGTTTGCCAATGGTGAGTATGGTGCAATAGGGAAAGAGCACGAAGTAAGTCAATGAATACGCCGAGTTCAGCATACTTTGCATCGCCATAAGTCATGAATAAGTCTTCTAGTTTAAGCATTGTCTATTATCCTTTTGGGTTAATTATTCTCTATTAACCGTTTTAACACGTTCTCCACGCTTTTACAAATGTTATAAGCTTCACCTATATGACGCTTGATTGCTTTGTTTCGCATATGACCTTTATTTGTAATTGTAGCTGAATAGAGTTCTTGTGTCCAGTTTTCATATAACGTGACTATGTTAACAATATTCATCGGGGTCTTTTGATTTCTCTCAAATTGTTTTAAGACCCCAGGAATTATTTGAATAATGTTCTCTTCCGGATCACTTGGATCACGTGATTCCGAGTTTATTATTTCATTAATGTCTTTGAGCATTGCCGCTATATCCTGCACTTTTTTCAGCAGGACTACAATTTCTTTTTTTGTTAATGCGTCAAAGCTCATACTGCGCTCATAATATAATACTAAATAGTTGAATTCACAAAAGAAAAAGCCACCATAGAGGTGGCTTTCATCTGATATATGTCGCTTTTTATTTCGTGGTCTACTTCTTCATATATATCGTAAGAACCATTGGTGGGGACTACTGAAGAAGGATTGCTTGGGATGGGCAACTGTATCTCTATTTGTAGAGGCTGTTGCTGTTCACGTTCTCGTATCTTATTCTTAACCCACTCCCAGAATTCTGGCGTTTCCTCGCTCATAATACCCTCCTATTATAAATAGGAGAGCTAAATCACACCTTACAGTTCTTTGCAAACCAATCGTATAGAGCAATCCCACAACTAATGCTTACATTGTGATCGTTATTCAATCCAAGAATAGGAATGGTAACAACGCTATGAGAAGCTTCCAGAATAGAATCAGGAACACCTGTCTTCTCACTACCAAAAAATAGAATAGGATTGTCTGGATATCGATAAGAACGAATATCGTAAGACTTTAGATTATCTCGCTTCTCAAAAGAAACAATATTCCTGTTCTTCATTCCGTGAAGGAAACTATCAAGCGTAGACCAACGCTTAAGATGCCGCTTCTCAAATCGTAGAGTAGATAGCGCACCCTTCTCATAAAACCACTCAACCTCTACAAGATGAATATCTCGCACAAGGAAGTTATGGGCGGTTCTAATCATACCACCAATATTAAACTCATTCTTGGAACCATAAATCGCAATGCTTACAGGCTGCCGCACTTCATCCAAAGCATCACAAATTTCATCACGGGTAAATCCCGAAAGATCAGGTCCGATTGACATATCTTTGTCTTACAAATATAAGTTACTATATAGTTCAGTCTTCGTCACTACGAGTCCGAGGACGCATAGGCTTACGCTTACGATTATCGCCTACACGACGGTCCTCACCATCGTCACTATGAACATACTGCTCTCGGCTGCTACTAATACGGAAAGTAATGCGACCCATGCTCGTATCATAAGGAGACACTTCCATCTTAACACGGTCCCCTACCTGCAAATCAATCTTATTCTGACGCATCTTACCAGAAAGCTTTGCAGTTACAATCTGATCGGTGCCATCTACACGAACACGGAAAATATCCCGTGAATGATCCAAAACCACACCAATCAATTCCATACGATCTGTCATTAGCTATATACCTTTTCTATCTTTCTTTTTGTTTAGTATCAGAAACGTTCCCGGCAGGAGTCGAACCTGCGACCAACGAGGTAGAAGCTCGTGGCTCTATCCATCTGAGCTACAGGAACCCATACACTTAATATATCATGTCCTATCAAGTGTATAAACTATTTATTTCACCAACGATAAATAAAGTTTTCACCCTCAAAAAATGGCTGCATATCACGACCATATGAGTGTTCATTCTTCAAAACATACATCCAAGCTGTCTCATTTTCATCACGAAGTTTCACAAGCTCACGAGAATAAAAATGACCATTGTTCTCAAGCCTATCCAGGCGAGCCAGCGTCATATCATCTACTTCGTAAAGATCCCCAAATATAGAAGCACTCATACCTCCATGAAGCTTTCTAACCACTCCTGGGAACCCTCCGAGGGAACGCATTATCCACGTTTTATCCTGGGTAATACGCTCCCCAATAAAACGAGACTGATACAATAAAGCGTTATTATGAAAGCCCCGCTTCAAACTGCCATAAACAAAAACTCTGTGCATTTCAATTCTCCTGGCAGGATTCAATCTTAAGATAACCCGCCCTAATCATATCATTAACAAAAGTCTTTGGATTAGTGGTGCGAAGATAGTCTCCAAAAGCCTTATAAGCCCTTTCTGCCACTTCCTCCATATAGACCCTGGCGCTCGGAGCGTTCGTTAGACTATCCAGCCAAAGACGCTCAACAAACTCCCGGTGATTAGAAGCCCGAATATTCCAATGAAAGAATCGGTAAATCACGCCGAAAGCTCCGCAGTACGCTCCTCAAAGTAGCTAACCACACCAGCCGACAGACCACGGAACGCAGAATCATCGGACGGAACGCAGGGCATGGTAGCAACCGACTGAACACCACCAACCGGCGTCCCGCTCTGCACCTGCGCCTGGATCTCAAGGAAACGCTCGGCGGTGATGCTCACACGATACGTGTTCCAAATACGGCTCTTACGAACGGTGATCCCCCACTTGCGACGAATCTCACTCATGCACGCCGGGATGCTCGCCACCGAATAACCCGAAATCTCCGCAAGACGGCTCGGGCTAAGGCTCGGGTAATCATTGTAAAGAGCGTTAAGAATCTTGAAAAGACCCTTATCACGGGCATTCGTGCGACCCGCAGGGCGCCCACGACGACGAGCCACCGGAGCCGGGTTAACCGACGCCACAAGCTGACGGCTCACCTCAACAAAGTTAAGAACGAAGAGAACCCAATTCTCAATCTTGGCGCTGCTAACCGTGCCGCTATGCTGACGAAATTCAATCGTGTTCTGACGAACGTAAGCAGCGAGGTTAACCTTGTAGTATCGATCCCACGAACGACCGAGAATCGCAGACGTATTCGTGCAAGCCGCAAGCTGCGACGCATAGGTGTTCATCCAGTAACCCATGCTCTTAAGCATATGATTATTATCCCGTCGACGGCTCACCGACATGAAGTTATCGATCGTACTCTCATGCTCGGCGTAACGCTTAACAATCATCTTGATCTCGTCAATGTTAAGATCCTGCGCTCCGACGTGAACGTGAAGCCCACAGGTCTTATTCGCAGTAGCGCCCGCAGCGTTAAGCGCATCGGCAACCTTCTTAAGCGCCGTCATGCCCGCAGTCCCACGGAGAATGGGAGAAACAACCTCGATACCGGGATTGCCACGGTTATCACGAACAGACGCATCCGTGACGATCTTCCAATGGTTACGGGTGGCGTGGTTGTAGCCTTCGATCTCGCAGACCAGACCAGCCGCACGGATAGCCTCGCAAGCCGCATCCTGCGTAATCCCGATGCACTCGATCTCCACACCAAACGTCCGATTCGTCATCATGTATACAGAATAGCAGGTGTATCAGATTTTTTAAAGGTATTAAAAATAATTTTTTTACCCTTATTTTATAAGGGAAAATGGAGATTTTTAGGTATCAACCTAATGTTCTGCCATAAGTTAAATTTTTTTGAGCACGTATTTCGGAGTTACGATAGGTCCAACATTCGCCGGTTTCATCTATAAAGACGACCCAACAAAGTTCATGCTCTATTCCGTAATCTATTACCATGTGAGCTAAACCTTTTCCTTTCGGCGTTGTTAACGGTATAGGAGGGTTTAACTGAACTATGTGCATAAGAGCGGAAAATCGGACTCGAACCGACAACAACGAGTTTGGAAAACTCGGACTCTACCATTGAGCTATTTCCGCAGAACACTTAAATTGCGGGTGACGGATTTGCACCATCGATCTTCTGATTATGAGCCAGATGAGTTACTACTTCTCCAACCCGCTATGATAAGATAGATCAAGTCTATCTTTTTGTTCAAGCCCGACCGTAATCGTCTTCGTATCTTTTTATATCTTTTTCATCACAGACGCCCATTTGAACTTCTATGATTTCCATATCTTTGGTTGCAGTAATTCTATGTTTGTGACGCTTTGGAATAAAGATATGCCCGCCAATTCCAATAAAGCGTTCAGCTTCTTCTATTTCAACATTTCCAAAGCCACTAATAACAATCCAATGTTCATCACGTTGATCATGCGATTGTAATGATAGTCTGCAACCTTTTTTTATAAAAAGACGCTTAACTTTATACTTCTCGCCTTCTTGGATTGTTTCAAACCAACCCCAAGGTCTTTCTTCTCTGACTATTACAGCAACTTCTTTTTTTACTTCTTTTGTTTTTGCCATGTGGGTAAATATACAGCTATATCCTACAAACGATCAACAAAGGTTAAATCGTCTGCGCCTTCTGAAAAAACAATATGATTCATATCCAATGCATATGTCTTATCGTCCAACCATTTTTGGAATAATTCCTTGGATTGAAACTGGATTGTCTCTCCGTTTTCAATAATTCCCCAAGCTCCAACTTGATCTAACACATCACCCTTATTAACAATCAACGTGTTAACCCCATTCATACGAATTCCACGTTCAATAATATTCCAGTTAAGCCAGTTAACCTGACGCTTTCTGCCTGTGGTCGCACCAAACTCCTGTCCTGTCTCTTGAATGCGGTTAAAAACGTCTCCTGCGGGCTGGAACTGCTTGGCTCCTACATACGTATCGTAAGCCTTTACAACACCATAAACGTTTCTTAAGTGCTTATGATTAAAGCCGTTGTTAAGCAAACCGCCTACACCACAATGACTACTGGTAACATAAGGATAATCGCCCCAATCAATATCCAAGTTAAATGATTGTGCGCCTTCTGCTAAAATCCTAACTGGTTTACCAGTATAAAACTCTTGATACATATCGGTAACGTAAGATTTAAGAACAGGATCGGTTTCTGCTCTTACGCCTCTACGAGAATATTTTGCAGAATAAGCGGGACCGTTACCTGTTTTGGTTGTTCCAATACGTGTATCGCCGCTATCCTCTGTTAAATGTTCCTCTGTAACAAGATGAACGTTATTAGCAATACCAACATTAATCTTCTTGCCAAGATTATCCTCAAGATACTTTATTTCTTCAAGAAGTTTTGAAGTTCTGGCAACACAACCGGGACCGATTACGGAACGGATACCATGAAATACGCCGGAAGGAATAAGATGGGTTACAAACTTCTTTCCTTCATGGTAAATGGTATGACCAGCATTGCCGCCGCCATTAAACCTTAAACAATGTGTATATTCACGTTTGGCAAGCAAGGCATGAGATACTTTACCTTTACCGCTATCGCCGTGAGCTAAATCTATTACAACATCAATCTTAATATTAGTATTCATGCTCTAAAGATACATGAACACAATATGATGTTTAAACTGTAATCAGGGTGATGATTCTGTTGGCAAAGTTCCTACAAGGTTATCTGCACCTTGAACTTTGCTCTTTACAGTCTCACCAAACTGTCTCCAGATGGCAAAACAAACAACGGCTATCAAACAAAGAATGATAATATACTCAACTGTTGATAGACCTTCTGTGTCTTTTAATAGCTTGCGAATATTTTTTGTTGTTAACATATGCTTATAAGTAGTCGGAGTAACAGGATTCGAACTTGTGACTTCCGCATCCCAAATGCGGCGCTCTACCAGACTGAGCTATACTCCGATTCATATAGACTACATAACGAAACTACAAAAGTTTAAAAAATATCACTTTGTTTTTGTTGCGCCGTCTAGTGTTTGTAATGTAGTTAAAGTTTTCTGTAATTCTCCGGAATTTTGTTTGGTTCCAGTTGCCGCAGTTGTAAAAGACTTTTCCTGCTGATCAATTGCATTTCTTATATCGTCTTTTGAATTATTAGGACGATTTAAATCTTTCGTTGCTTGAGCCGCTTTATTTAAGCCATCTGCGGTTTTATTTGTAGCCGATATCATATTGTTGGTATATGATGCCATATTATGAGCTGCGGTATTAATAGATTTTTTATTATCTTTAATTTCTTCTGTATTAGATTTAACCATATCTTCAATATTTGATATTGTATCTTCATTGTCAGAACTGCTAGTTGTATCTTTTCCACTACTTTTAGTCTTTTCAGAACTTGTAGTAGAAGTGCTACCAAGCGTTGAACTAGTTGAAATAGCAGATGAAGTGCTTCTGGATGATATTGTACCAATAGTACCCGCCTCCATTAAAGCTTTTGCAACTACTAGTTCAATATATTCTCTTAATAACTTTTTATTCATAACCATTAAATATTGGGTCGTTTGGCAGAATATATCTTCTCGAGAATATCATTGCTATAAACATCACGCTCTCCACCGCCTATTCCCCAAATACAAGCAATACCTAACTCATTACACAATTGACGTTCTGGAGTGTTCCTCTGTCCACGAATACCACCATTACCAAATACATTAGGGCGTAATCTTTTCAGAGCTTCGCAGACTGTTCCATCACTATCATCTACACGTTCTACGCTGTCTACACCCTTTATAGACAATAAGATTTCTTTACGTTCATCCCAGGGCATCATTACAATACCCCTTTTCTTTAAAACCCATTTGTCGCTGTTAAGGATTATCATAACACGCCCAAAGTTTTGAGCACCCTTGATCATTCGGATATGACCAGGGTGAATAATATCAAAACCACCAGATAACGCTATTATTTGATTTTCTATTCCCATGACTATAGCTTAAAAAGAAAAAACCCTGATGCATTAAACATCAGGGTCTAAAAATTTACTTTACTAAAAACTCCGCCTCCTGGACTCGAACCAGGGACCATCCGGTTATCCTTGAGGTTTTTGGGTTTGCACCAACAGAACACGTATTCAACCTCCACAGCCGAACGCTCTACCAACTGAGCTAAAGCGGAATATTTGTTTTCATTTCTTCATGCTTTTCTCTATGGCAGTTTGCACATAGCATCAAGCACTTATCTAACTCTAATCTAACAACTTCCCAGCTTCTTGTATACCCTTTATGACTTATTGCAAAATCTTTTTCATTTGGTTCTTTATGGTGAAACTCTAATGCGGATATGCATTTATTATATCCACAACATTCGCATTTGCCACCCTTATACTCAACGGCTTTTATTTTAAGATTATCACGATAGTTTTGCACTTTTTCGGAACGACATTTAGTGCAACGATAATAACCTCTGCCTTCTAATACAAAGGCTGTTTCTCCATGCTTAACACAAACTTTTGTTTCATATTTGTTCATACAAATAAATATAACGGCATAACACAAAATGCTATGCCGTTATATGAGTTAGCTCACAAACTTGAGCTAAAGCGGAATATAAACCCAGCATATCATACATCGCACATACAATATACCGAGTTCATAAAAATGATAGATACAAGTTCCATAAACATTATAAAGTAGGCTTGCTTGCTTAACGCTTCTATCTGCGTTCTCTTTCCCGAGAAGGGGCTTTGTCACCATTATTACCAAGAAAGGAATACCTTGGTCTTCACGGCTAGTCAGGTCGCTTCTGACTATCTCTAATCATCATGTTAGAGTTACATATAATATTATTTCCGATTTACAAGATTGCTCTTGATTTTCCCCAACCAGCATTATACCCAATAATAATCTTAACATTAGTGCGCTGGCGGCTACTTACGGCTCCTTTAATCCCATTGCCTTATCGGACCTCAAAGACGATGAACGGTCCATCGGATAGGATCTAAATATTAAGTTATCAAGATACGAAGTGGACATGATCGGGGTCGAACCGATGACCCCCGGCTTGCAAAGCCGGTGCTCTCCCAATTGAGCTACACGCCCATCTAACTCACTCTTTAAATATAGTGGAGCAAGTTAACTTTGTAAACTATTTTTTCACTCCGGATTATTTTCTGCAAGCTTCTTAACGTTCTTACCGCCAGGAAGCCGAACATTCTTATTTAGACGCTTCTGATTACGATCCTGAACATAGTTGAAGTTTCGGAATGCCATTTCTACTTCCTCAAACATCTTCTCTGCTTCATATGCAGTATTAACGCTGCCGATACGATTACGATAGGTTTCAAGCTTTGCAGTTAGATTGCCAACAGACATTGCAATATCCATGATAGCCTGGGTATGCTGGGCACGCTTTGCTGCTACAAACTCATTAACACTATCAGTATCAAGAGTAGCCTTAATCTCTGCAACCTTACGGCGCTTTAGATCAAGCCATGCATTTTCATACTGCTTGAATAGATATCTGAAAAGCTTATCATGCTCGTCATTACTGCCCCATTGACTATGCACACCATGACGAAGAAATCTCTTGATACCACGCTCAATATAGGCATCGCCATTAGGCATAAAATCATAGATAACGCCATTAATGCTATCCGGATCCAAACCGTGACGGCTCTGCACCGGATATCGGATACTATATTCAATATCGCCACCTACATACCGAAACGTAATGGGATTGCATGGCTGTCCCTTCCAACGAATAGGATTAAATGTTACGGTCTTTCCAGGCTGATCATCAATAACGTTATCCATGATGCTATTACGACCCCAGCGATATAGACCACGGCGGGAACGATACTTGTTTAGATACTCAATCTGTTCCAGACCGGTCTTTGACGTGAACTTTTCTTCTGAACAAATACTGTCAAGTAGACGGCTGGAACTGATAGTAAATACAGAGTTTGAACGAGGCATTTTATTTTCTTTCTTCTTCACTTAATGGGGCAACAATAATAACGGGGACTAAGGCGATGTGAAAGATGGATCCAACCACTCTTTTCGTTGCAAAGAATATTCAACTGATACGATCCAGTAAGAGTGTCGCTTGGATTACCGATAACGGTCTTATAATCCGGCTTTGCAAGTAGCATAAAAATACTACCCTTTTCAAGACGATGCCGTGGCTCGTGCCCCGGAATAAAAGGATTGAACAGGTTATTATTCTGCCAACGGCTATTATTACGTCGGTGCGTCTTTTGCTTAACCTCAACCAAATCGGTTTTTTGGCTATATAGCATAACGAATTCTGTAAGCTGATAAAGGCGTCCTACCTTCCAGAAACGCTTACCGCCTGGAATATGATCAACATGAGCCAATTGCCCACGTTGAGGAAGCTTTGCAGCTTTAATGATAGGACTGTCCATATGGATCACCAGTTATCGGAATTGCGATATTCGTGCTTCTTTGCCTTCTCACGGCGGAACCGACGATCACGCATCGTCCCACCCTTAAGATTGAAAAGCATAAACTCCGTGATAGCGGAGCGGCGCTTCGGCTCATTCTGCTTACGCTTGTTAGACATATCATCAATATATCATAACCGCAAACAAATTTAAACTAATATTTTCCCTTATAAAATCAGTCTTCAAATCCAAACATGGAAACAATGCAAAAAGGATAAAGCATAAAAAATCCTAACCATCGGATCCATGAATATTTGGACTTAACAAGAAAATAACCTCCCCAAGCGAATGGAAAGGTTATAAACATAAGAAGCGTTGATAAGAGATACAACATTGACTCCACGGGGATTTGAACCCCGGTAGCAGCCGTGAAAGGGCTGAGTCCTAACCGTTAGACGATGGAGCCAGGTGATGATTAAATATAACAAGTAGTTTCAGAAATGTAAACTCAATTTTATTCAATCATCATTAAAACTTAATCAGTCAGGCATACTCCAGAATTGATTTAAAGTTTCGCCGCATTCTATAGGTGTCCAGCCTCTTCTTAAAAGAGTATTTCTACGGAAATATCTGGCTCCCCAATGGTCTATGCGGATACCACATGGGTTTTCTGGTCTGGTTCTTAATAACATTCCAACGTGCTCATAAACTTGTCGGAAACCTTCTCTTCTTGTAGACCAAGGTAATCTGATCACTTCTGACCATCCTTTAGGTTCTCTGAAATCTGAACGTAGGTGAGCAACCCATCTGTGGTTGTCTGTTCTATTAAGATTGAAAGATAATGGCGCATAGGCTCTCATAATGCCCATGGTTATATCACCAGTGCTGCTGCGTGTGCGAAGCGCATGATAAATCATGTTACAATCATTTGTTCTAACTTGAAATCCGGATTCGCTAACACAGATACGTGCAAGAGCCAGTTGTATATCTCTCCTTGGTATTATCTCTGGTTCTGGTTCTGGTGTTATTGCTTCTAAACTTGGATCATAGCTTACGTCATTTGAGTTATCCATGCATGAAACCGTTGTTGGGTTTAGCATTTCGCTCGGTGGTCTTACATTATTTGGATCGTGCATTGAAGTTGCACCTGTAAGAACTAACAAAGCTATGAGGGGATAAAATAATTTTCTCATATTCTTTTCTCCTAAAAAAGCAAAAAACAGGCTACTTTTAAGGGTTAGCCCGCTTCCTGCCGTTTGTTGGTTAAATTTAAGTATATCCCATCATCAGCTATTTGCCTTTAGTGTAGGGAAGAATACTACATCACGTAGGTTCGGAACGCCACATAGAAGAGATACCAAACGATCAATTCCAACGCCACAACCACTCTGCGGAGGCATACCATGCTCCATGCATTCAAGGAAATCTTCCTCAATCATCATGGCTTCATCATCACCATTCGCTCGCTCTTGCATCTGCTGCTCAAGTAGCTGACGCTGTAGAACAGGATCAGTAAGCTCCGTATAACACTTAACCAACTCCCACCCGTCTACAATGAACTGCCATTGCTGAACCGTATTAGGGTCATGGGGATGCCTTGCAGCCATTGGCGACATATGAGCCGGATAATCTGTGATGAATACTGGATCAATAAGCTTTGGACGAACTGCCGTCTTAAACAATAGATCCGCTTCCTTTGCACTCATATCATCCGGATTACGTCCAGTATGCTCCATGAATAGTTGACGATATTCTACAACTGGTGCTTGTGCCCAACTTTCAAGCTTGGCGAGGATATCCTTTTCTGTTCTATCAAAGTTCTTCCAAAGATAATAAAGCATATTTCGGAAAAGCTTCATGTTATCGCAATAATCCCAATATGATGCATACCACTCAAGAGAAGTAAACTCCTGTAGATGGGAAGGGTCAATACCTTCATTACGGAACTGCTTGCCAATCTCAAATACACGATCAAATCCAGCAGCAGTCATACGCTTAAGATAAGTCTCGGGCGCAATACGAAGATAAAAATCCGCATCAAGAGCATTATGATGGGTTACGAATGGACGAGCCAAAGCACCACTTGCTTGCGGAGTAAGTGTCGGAGTTTCAACTTCCATGAAATCTTGTTCATCAAGGAAGTTGCGAATAATATTGATTAGCTTGCTCCTATTCCGATATAGCTTGCGGCTCTCTGGATTGGTAGCGCATTCCAGCCACCTCTTGCGCCTTACAAGCTCTGGATCTGTCATGCCATGCCACTTGTCAGGGAAGCCTACAGAAGCCTTCTGGAGCCTCTGGAAGCCCTTATTGACCAATACAGTCTTTTCTCCGGTAGAGGTAGTCCATACCTCACCAATAACGGCAACAATATCTCCAATATGCGGGATAACAGACCATTCCTTAAAGTTGGCTTCATCCATCATCTTCTTATTGAAAGCAAACTGGATCTTTGCATCGCTATTATCGGAGATATGACCGAAAGCAACGCCGCCCATCTTACGATAAGAAAGAACCCTGCCAATAATATGAACAGGAGTTCCATCCAAATAGCTTGGAATATGACGGGCGAATGATTGATCTTGTGTATTAGAAAACATATGTCCTTAAAACGTTAAAACCCTGCTACAAGCATAGCAGGGTCCGTTTAGATTATAAACTTTTTATTCAGCCAGCAGTAAGGAAATGACCCCTTGCATTATCCCGCAAACGATTAAAATTATCGGGAAACACTCTACGAAAAAGATTAACGCTCCAAATGCACGCTTGCCGCTCGCTTGATCCCTTAAGAACATGACCCCATTCGTGTAGAAAAGTTAGAACCGAAAGCTTCCCATGAAGCGTAATAGTGTGAGAAACAAAACTAACGTTAGACCTACCGCTACCCTCATTAAGCATAACGCTTGGATCAAAACGAAGCTGATAATCAACCCCGTAAATCTCGCAAAGATCATTATGTAGACGCTGGAACTTTGCCATACGAAGAGGCAGAGCACCACGCCACGGATTAGAACGCTTGAAACGGTTTAGAGCATCAAGGGTTTCGGTCTTATACTTAACGTCCTTAATGACCTCTTCCAGCGAGCCAGGATAATCAGCGGCGAAAGTCATACTTCACAATCTCCAAAACAATTCCGAAAAACGTAAATGAACCGAAGATAAGAAAAAATCCCATATCAGTCACCGCTATCAATCTCAAACTTCACGCCACAATCCTTGCACTCATAACGATTATAGGAACGACCAAGGTTAGCGACAAAACGATGATTGAAGTGACGGCAACTATTAAGCCGCTCGCTACGGAAGGCATCCAGAGTAGCAAGCCCAGAAACAATCTCCTCCGGAGTGGACACCATGACAGTCTTCGATGCACCATACATGGTGGCGTCAGCAACAATCACAGTAATCTGAATTCCGACAAAGCGATTAATACTCAAATCCGACGAATCACGGGCATAGGAAGGATTAGAGGAAAACTTCCAGTCAGGACGACGTGCGCCGACCTTGGGAGCAGAGAAACCACGGATAAAATTGACATTACTCCACGGCTGCGGTGCAGGGCACGGAAGAGACACATCACCGATCTCACGGAGCGCAGCGAGATTATCGGTGAGAACGCTTGCAAACTGATCAATGGTTTCGATCTTATTCATGCTAATAGAATAACACAAATATTTTGATATTTCAAGTAAATAAAAACCCTTATTTTTAAGGGAAATGGAGATATCGGGAGTTGAACCCGAGTCCAGAAGAGATCCAAAAGATCTGTTGTCACATGGCATAGCTCTTTTATTTATTACCCATCATATACTTGACCAAAGAGCAGGTTGTGTATGATATGGTTCCAAAATTTAAACCTTGGCAGTAGGAACTATCCCTACAAGGTCGAGTTTGTTTAATGACGATTTAAGGATCCTCAAACGGCGTATCTTTTAAATCGCTTGCTTTCAAGCAGCAAGAGCGTAAGAGCTATCGTTTGCACTTACTGTTGTTTACGGTTTTAAGCGGTCATAAACGCCCGCTGCTATGCAAATCAATCTTCAACTCCCCTGTCGAAACCAAATTTATCCCCTTCTCTTTTCCATGTATGGAAAAATACTATAAGTGGTTCCATGTTTCTTGAAGATCCATGTTCCCAATACAGTTCCATAAACTACTGATTTAGATTTTAATACAGCGGCAAGACCACTCTGGTTCATCCAGTATCTTGCTCCCGTTTCCGTGTCTTCCCAAAGTATCTTACCACCATAATACATATTGATAAACTTTAGGTTGGCATCAAATTTAACATTCTCACGCCAGTCATATTTCTGCTCCCAATTAGGTTTACGCATTTCATAAAGACCAATTTGGTGAGGCACACTCCCGGCTGGAAGATTATTTATTTTATCATTCTCCTTGATGAATGGAATTTTATAGTCTACTTTTTTTCTTGGCATAATACTGCTGACACCATTTGTAATATCGTGACATAAAGTTACGTAACGATATCATTCTTGGAATAAGTAGTGCCAATCCGTTAATATAAAATTATTCTAAAACCCTTATTTTTTGTAGCGAAATGCCACATTTGCGCCATACAAATCTGCGCCACTTTCGCAATATTCTGCGGACCCACCACAATGGTCTGCGTTGGTATCCATCCTTCTTTTCGTGACAAGGCACACAAAGCGGCTGAATATTGTCATGCGTGTTAGTACCCCCAGCATTAATGGGTTGAATGTGATCAAGAGTCAGCTTATGGCGACCTCGGGTGCCACAAACAACACAACCCCACTTGGAGGCTTCTAATACCGTCAACCATTGACGTGTAGAAATGCGACCAGTAGGGTATCTTTTATTTCTTTTGGAACGATTGTTAGAACGTAGCCTTAATCTTTCCGAGTTCCAACACTCCCAACAGATATGTTCAGAAAATTGAGGAGCAGCATTTGTCTTTCGCTTATCACGAAAACAAAGCTGACAAGTATGTTCCTTCTTTCTGAACCAATGTAACATCAGTAAACAATATCCGTAGTATCACCATTAGGCTTAATGATCATCTTGCCAAACTGGTGCTCATTAATCGTATAGTATGCCTTACGAATTCCATAACTGTTCAAAGCATTCTCGCAGATCGGGCACGGGCGAGCCATTCCAGGCTTTCCATTAAGCCGTAGACGACGAGCAACAAAAATCTTACAACCACGCAGATCAACCTTGTTGCGTGCCTTGAGAATAGCGTCCTGCTCGGCGTGGGTTGAGAGACAAAAATCCCTGCCCCTACCACGAGCAATGTCAGCATAATGCTCAACAAAAGCATTAGTATTATGCTTATTGAAACCTACTGAAATTACAGATCCGCCACGAACAATAATAGCGCAAAGATGGTAATCAATCTGATTACTATACTGCTTCTCGTTGGCATACTGCATTGCAAGGCGTAGATATCTGTGCATAGAGGTATAATAACCTATTATAAAGTTATTTTAAACCAATAAAACAGGTGGCAGTTTTTCTCTATTTTATAACCCATTCCCATTGTTTCCAATAAGGATTTCTGAAATCTTGACCTCCGGCACCATGTTTATGTGCATCGTGCCTATTTTTCATATCTTGGAACTGTGCGTGTTCTTTTACACCATCTGAAGTCATAATTGGAGGCATATATTTATTTTGTTCTCCAAATTGACTTCCAATTCCATTCATAGTAGTATTTGTTTTACTCATTCCAGCTATCATTGCCATTGTGACTGCTTTATCATCCCAAGCATTAACGCCAGCAGCTTCATATAGAGAATTTCCAATAGCTAAAGCCATAATCAAATCATCATTATAGCTTTTCATTGCCTGCGCTTTATTATTCTTCCAGACGAATGTTTTAAATTCTTCTACGGTTCTGGATGAATATATTTTAAGACGCCGAGTTCTTATTACGGTTTCAAGCTTTGCAAGAATTTCATCACGGTTCTTTGGACCGGTTGTAAATCCAGGAAGATCATTTGCAATATCTGCTGTTGTATACGCCATATAGGCATTGCTACGATGAATACGCTCATAATATATGTTTGGATATTGTGCCTTCTTAATGTCAGTAGCAACGATAAGACCGAATGAGTTTAACTCTGGGCATAGGAGAGCTTGATTATATTTGAAGCCCAGGTCCATCATAAGTTCAGCAAGTTTTTCTGGCGGACATTTACCTTGATATTCGCAAACAACTTCATCGCTATTTGTGTCAATAACGTGTATAGTTGAATAATCATCTGCGTCGCCACGGGATACGTCAGCAGAGATAATGTATTTGTGATTTGGTTCAGCATATTTCCAAATCCATACGTCGCCTCTGTCACCATATGTGGCGACAGGAACTTTTATTTGATGTTCCATATCTTCTATAACATCACCAGATAAGAAGTTTTCGCCAGAAGCAGCAAAGCTGCACAAAAGTTCTTGTGCTACGCCCCGCTCACCTTTGGCTGGTAAAATCTCTGCTCTCTGGGCTTCAAACCAATCCTTGTCTCTTTCTGGATGAACTGTCCAAGGAAGTTCAATACGATAGAAGTTGTTTTGTCCTTTGCCGGGATTTGGATTTCCTTCTCCGTCTTCGCCTTCTTTAGCGCCAACCCAAATCTTATGGAATAAGGTTCCTACGCCAGATGGAGAAGAGATTAGAATAGCATTACCACCGGTAGATAGAGTAGGCCACAAACCAAGCCATAATTCATCAATACCATCAACGTGGGCAGCTTCGTCAATGATTAGCAAAGATAGAGCTTCAGAACGACCGGCATCGGTGCCAGTTGGAACAGCTTGAACTTTAGATCCATTAGAGAATTCAAGATAACGAACGGAACGGGCTTTAATTTGAGGCATTACAAGCCATTTTGGCAAGTTATCATACATTCCGTTTACCTTCTTAATGAAATTCTTTGCAACTTCAAGACGGGTAGCGATAACAAGAATATTTTTTTCACGCTGGAATAGAGCCATCCAAAGCGAATAAGCCGCAGATAAGGTAGAAAGACCTAACTGACGGCTTTTATTTGTAATAACGAAGCGATGTTTTTGGAATGCTCTTAAGCAGTTATCCTGATAAGGGAATGTTTCAAATGGTATTGGACCCTTAACTGGATGGGAGATTTTAACGTATTTTGAAATGAAATAGGATGCATCTGTTCCACAGCGCATGATTTCTTTCATTTGTGCGGCACGATTTGGAACAGTTCCTAAAGTCAAATTCTTTTTAGCTGGCATATTTGAAACCTATTAATGCAAAACATAGAACTATGGATATTGATATGATTGCAAATCCAATAATTCTTATTATGTTTGGATCTATGGTCAAATGTGTTGCAGCCCTTTTTAAATCAGAATATTCTGAAATACCTAATGAGCCGACTATGAAATCAACTATTCCGGATCCCCAAAATATAATCCATGCAATCATCCAAGGGACAGAAAATAAAACGGCAAATGGAAGGGCTATAGCAGCCAGAATGTCCATTACTCTGGGAGCGAGATATATGATTGCATTATGTATTGGAGATGCCGGTTCTGCGTTCCAGTTCCATTGAACTTTTGCAAAATAAAAGTTTCCGGCTTCATCTCGGTGCGGATATAGCCACCATTTAATATCTGTTAGTTTAGCAAAACTATGTGCAGCAATAACATGAGATGTTTCATGTAAGGCAGTCCATAGAAACCAAGCCAATGGTATTTCTAATATCCAAAGTAACCAAACATACCAATTCATATCAGTCAATTTCTACAAGGCAACCAAAACGATAATATGCCTTACGATTACCAGTATAGTTATAATACGAGATATATTCTATATCTTCTCCAACTGTTTCTTCTTGAAGAGTAAAGTTTGGAACCGGTAAACCAGGATACTTTTCCTTGTATTGTTCTTTTAGTTGTTTAAGAGCCGCTTCAATAAAACTTGTTGCTTCGTCTCTGTAGCGTCGCATAAGTTCACGCATCATTGTATCGGAACCAAAGTTAACGATGCAGAGATAACGGATTTTAAGAGCACCTTCATCTAACAAATCAAACTTAACAGATTGAGTTTGATAAACACGATTGTAATTGCTGGTATCTGCGCCAAAGCTGGTATTCAAGAGCTTTGAAAGGTTAATGAACTTTTGATAATCTTTAACAAGCATATTTTTGCCTCTTTTGCTAATTAGAGTCCTTTCAATAGAAACGTACTGTTGAACAAGCACTAACTGCTCTTATTTGTATATATTCAGCCCACTCTTCCCAATCCTTGTTTGGATATTTTTCTGATAACCATTCAATCCTTTTGTCACCTGTCCATCTTAAATCGCAATGAGAACATACTCCTATTTTACGATAAGAAATACTATCCTCAATTGTTTTCATTGAATAACAACAGAGCTGACAAAACAGGGGAACTATATTGCTTGTATCAGTTGGCTTAACAACTACAATCTTGCCGTCATGTAAACTTTCTATCTTCTTTTCCATGAAGATATTATGAAAGTAGATAAGATAAAAGTCTGGAAACATTGACTTCGTTAATCTGTTTATTTGGCGTTTGCAAAAATTTCATTCCTTGCGGAGTTATAGAATAAACACTTATATGCCAATGAGGTGCAGCACCTTGAGTTTCATCAATTAACTCATATGTTGCATAGTTGTTATCGCCTATATAATCAACCATTCTTTTAATATTATCGCCAGGATTTGTTCTGGTTCCATAATCTAAAGCATCACCATTTTGATGGGCAGATAGCGGCTGACTGCCAATGATTTGCATTGATTGCTGAACTATATTTTCCGGAACTCCGCCAGCTACAGGAATCTTATTTGCATCCCACACATCTACAAGCTGCTTTGCCGTATCTCCAGCAGTTGAACTGCAACTTTTACATTTTTCAGCATATAAGCTCTTAACATATTCAGAGCCATAGTTCTTCCACAAGTTCAACATCGCCTTAACTTGACGATCTGGTGG